CCCTCAATGGTGCCGCCCCTGATGGTGCCGCCCCAGATGGTGCCGCCCCAGATGGTGCCGCCCTCAATGGTGCCGCCCTCAATGGTGCCGCCCCTGATGGTGCCGCCCCTGATGGTGCCGCCCCTGATGGTGCCGCCCCAGATAACTGAATACTTCCCACAAACTTGCGCGTTCGGGAAAATCCATGCGACGGAATTGTGCGGAAAATTCGCTTCATTTTCGATCCAACCGCCAATATCGCCGGGCGAAACACCGAGGGCGGCAATGGCCACCAAGGAACGAATTTGCCGCAGTGTGCGGCCAAAAAAATCCCGCGTGACGCCGGTAAACTCATAACGCTTTTGGACGGGGTTATTCATGGCAATCTCCTTGGGCTAGCGCATTCCTTATCCCTGTGTATAAGTTGGTTCGCGCATCGCAGCAACATAAAACTTTATCTATTTGGTATATTTTAGAGCCGAACGGCCAAGGGCAGCCCCTTGTGGATTTCGATCACCGCGTCCAGAACCGGCTCCATTTCCAGCCTCTTTTCCGGCCCGATACCGCGCAGGATGGCTTCGGCGTCCTCCCGCGCGAACACCCCGGCCCGGCTGATCCGAACCGTGTAACCGTTGCCTTTAGAACGCCAATAGGCGTTGTGTTCGCCCGACCAGATATAGAACAGGTCGTTCAATGCCTCGGTACGCAAGCGATCCTGATAGAGCCACACGGCATGGGGCAGATTTTTCCCGCCGAGGCGCTTAATCGCTTGCGCGCGAAAAATTTCAACCGTGCGCCCGCTAATCCCGAGGCGTTCGCCCGTTTCGGCAGAGGTAAGCCCCGCCGCCGCCAGTTCGAGCACCTGCCGGTTTCGTTTAGTCAGTTCCTCCGACACGCATATATTCCCTTCACTTCGCGCCGTAGCGCTGTTTGATGAACGACTCCCACGGCATCCAGCCATCGGCGCACATGAAGCCCCAATCACGGACCTTGGGGCCGGTAAAGAACAAGGTGATAACCGGGCCGCGCCCCATGACTTCGATCCGATGCAGAGCATCCGCTTTGCGCTCGATCACATCACCGGATCGGCGTACAAAATCGCCGGTCGGCGTCTGCTCCCGGTACGAGCCTTCCAGCACATAGCTTCGGTTGTCCCAAGGGTGGTCGTGCATTTCCGGGTCCGCGTCGCCGCGATAAAACTTGTGCAGATAGACGTTGCAGAACGGGTTGCGCGGGATGACATACCAGCGGTGAAGATAATCGCTCCCGATCACGATATCCGCCGGACGAGAACCCATCAAAGCATTAGACCACTCGACCATATCTCGGTGAGTTGCGAAACCATTACGCATGATTTCCTCCAAATTATTTACCGCAACGCACTTGCAATAGCGCAAGCGATAGCTGTGACGCCTATCGGCACAGAGACAAGCATTGCCAAAAATCGGGCCAGTCTCAAATTGCGGATATACCAAACGTGCCAGTGCATGACCTATTTCCCCTTGGCCTTGGCGAGCGCAGTTTCCATGGCGTTCACGGACGCCGAGCGCAGTTCGGTCAACAGGCGGGGATTGGTCAAAGTTCTTCTCCATGGCTGGCCAGCACTTCCAGCGCGAGCGAGCGCGGGTCGTTGTGGCCCTTTGCAATTTGTTTTATGGCTTCGAGGGCCTCGATTTGAAGGTTTTGCTTGCGCCGACTTTCGGCAATAGCTTTATTCTTTGCCTCCCATTCCGCGCGCCACTTGGCATCACGCGCGTCCCTGCGCTCCTTAACCTTCACCGGGTCATGAGTGGCGCAGTATTCAGCTTCGATAGCTTTGCCATGCCACTTGACCGTCCGCTTCACCTTAGCTTTGTGACTGCACTGGTGAAAGCCAACGCCAAAATCATCATGCACGGCATGGCAGCAAGTCCCCGCGCACGGGAGCCAATGGCTGCTACGGAATCTGGGGGAATAGATGTGGCCAGCATCAAGCAGGCTCTTAACGTCTACCCCATCAGGGGCGGGATCATCTTCCTTCACAGCCTTCTCCTTGGCTTTGCGATACGACATTTCATGTACGTTAATTTACGCAACAGTCAAGAAGGAAACGACACGCAAACAAAAAGCCCTGCACTTTTTGATAGTGCAGGGCTACCGGAATCAAAAACCCATCAAATACCATTTACCCCCGAAGCAGCGCCGCTTCCGCCATCAGGGCGGCATAGGCCACGTTGTCCTCAAGGCTGTCCCGATGAGGCTCCGACCCCGCAAAGGCCCGAACATTCTTGAGGATCGACATGAACTGCCACCCCTCCGATTCCGTCAGCGAATGGCCGGTGATGGCATTAAACGCAGCCACAACCCTACCCATCGAGCGCTCTCCTTCCGGCTGGTCATAAGCAATGGCCCGGTCCCGCATGTGTTGTGCAGCGGCGTCGAGAATCGAAAGAGCATCAGACAAAAGCGTTCTCCTTGGTAAGTTTTTGAACAGAGCGGACAATATCATCGACAGTTTCCCAAGAATCGATTTCGGTTCCGGGGATTTCTTCAATGTCGAAAACCTCTTCGAGCCGAAGTGGGAGCGTATATGCCAAATCGAACGGATTGATCTTCAATTCTGTCAAAAGCCCTTCCCCGGCGTTGAAAGCTGAAAGTTGAGGCGGGTATACGTATGCCGACAGAATCGACAAAATGCGATCCTCCATCATCAATTCCTTCCAATAAAACCGGCAGAGCCACCATGAGAGGCAATGCCAGAGTTCAAACTCACCTTGTCCCCGGCGCGCTGGCCATCCCGGTAGCTATCGAATGCCGAGCGGCTGGGAATGCCGCGTCCGCACCCAACATTCAGCCCCGCGTCTTCCATCGCGCGGGCGATCAGATCGTCACGCAAGACGACAAGGCCGGTCCCGGTCGGGCGCTTAGGGGCCATATCGACAAGCCGCCGATACAGCCTATCGGTCATGCCATCAAGGAAGGGGAGCAGCTTCTTGCGCTGGCGCGGCGTCACAGCAGCCGGAGAGCCATCCAGAATGCGGGCCTGTTCCCGGCGCAGCGCATTGGCGCAAATGTCGAGCAGGTAGCCCGAGATTTCCACCTCATGCGCGAAACCGAAAAAGCACACCTCGACAGGGAACACGCCGGGCTGCGAAGTGAAACTTCGCACACCAGTCACCTTGGCTATGCCGAGCGCAATTTTCCAGAGGCAGCGCGTCCCCACCTGATCCTCTTGATCGTGCTTTGCATGGCTGAAAGGCGATTCGCGCATTTCAGCCTCGTCCACGGTCATGTTGTAGGCTTCGAGCAATTCCGCCACCTTGGCGGCAGCGGCGACTGCTTCCTCTTCGGTGCAGCCGTTCTCGACCGTCTTGGCGCGCAGGGCGCGGATGCGCGCGGCGATCTTCTCGCGTTCAGTTGCCATCACAGCACCAACGTCAGTTTTTCTGCGGCCCTCGTACAGGCGGTATAGAGCCACTTGTCGCTGGCGTCGCCAAATGCCGCCCCCTCGTCAAAGGCGATCACATTGTCCCAAGCCGAACCCTGCGCCTTGTGGCAGGTAATGCCCCAGCCGAACGTGAACTGGTCGGTTTGCTTCTTGATGCGCCAGTCTAGTTCCTTGTCATTGCCGATAAAGAACTCTTCGCGCACCGACACATGGAGCGGCGCGCGCTTCTCATCGAGCGATGACACCAGCAAACGAAACGCATTTGTTGTCGGCGTGACCTTATCGACGTTCCACATGCCGCCGTTGAAAATCGCCTTCTCGCGATCATTCTTGAGGCAGATCACGCGGTCACCAGCAGAAGGCTCCCAGCGCCGGGCATCGCCGCACAGGCCCTTGAGTGAGCGGATGCGATTGTTGAACGCCACCCGCGTCCGGTTCAGGCCACAAATGAGTTGGTCGGCTTCAAGCACCAATTCGCGCAATTCATCCGGGTCGGCAGTCTGGCGAAGGATCACGCGGCTCTTGCCATAGGTTCCGGGTTGCAGGCCGCGCCCTTCTCGAACATCCATGCTCATACGGACAATCGGGTTGTCGAGCGCCTGCCGGTGGACTTCGGTTAGCATCACATCGGGTTCGGCGGCGATGAAAAAGCCTGTCCCTTTCACCGGGGGAAGCTGCGCTGGATCACCCAGCACCAGCACCGGGCATCCAAACGAGAGCAGGTCGCGTGCCAATTCCTCGTCCACCATCGAGACTTCATCAATCACCAGCAGCGCGGCCTTATCCAGCCCGCAATCCATGTTCAGCTTGAACTTGGTTTCCCCGGTCTTGGGGTTTTTCTTGACCGAATAAATCAGCGCATGAATGGTCGATGCGCCGAGGCATCCAGCCTTGCGAAGTTGAAGCGCCGCCTTGCCGGTGAAAGCGCCGTAAAAAACGTCTCCCCCCACATCATCGGCAAAACTCTTGGCCAGCTTAGTCTTGCCGACACCAGCAAACCCGAACACGCGGAAGATTTGCCGCGACAGACGGCGGCTGGCGCGGCGCTCCGCCATACATTGCGCGTGCCATTGGGCCACCTCGCGCAAGGCATGTTCCTGCCCCGCGCTCCACTGGACGGCGCTCATTGCTTCCATCCATTCTTGACGCAAGCCGCCGAGAAACGCTGTTCGAGTGCGGTGACGGATTTGCAGATGACTTCGATCTTGGCGATCAGGCCGGCACCTTCTTCGCGCAGCCGTGCCACCTGCGCGCGGGCCTGCCCCAATTCGGCAATCAGTTGCGTGATTTCGGTCGGCGTGCCGAGCGGTCCAAAATCGTCCTCGCGGATCTTCGCAACAACCACTTCGGCGCATCCGACTTCTGCCGCAATCGACGCATCCGAGTGACCGGGCTTATATCGCTTGGCCGCATCATCGTAATAGTCGATCAATGCCATGTAGGCCATGCGTTTTGCGCGCTTGGCGGCTTCGCTGGCCACAACCTTGGGCATGGCTGCGTCGGCAGCTTCATTTGAGACGGCGACCACGGCGGGCGCGGCGGCGACAGGCTTGCTCACGTTCTTCTCCTTTTTCTTGTTCTGGCAGGGCAGACAGGCCACCTTGCCACGCCCCGTTTTCCATCCAGTGCGCCGGACTTTGGCCACCATGGCGCTGTGGTCAAAAACCGTAGCCGTGTCCCAATGCTGATCTTTGCCACATAACACGCATGTCGCAGTGACGCGGACCCGGCCACTCACCATCTTTGCCGTCAGGCCATCCAATTCGCGTTCGCTGATCGCTGCAACGCCCCTGTGTCCCATTAGGCGGAGCGCGCCGCGCGCAATGCGGCCTCCACCTTCCCACTGGGCAAGTGAGTGGTGACAATATCCTTTGTTACCATGCAATAACGACCGCTTCTATGTTTTGCCAAAGCGCCTTGGCTGTCGCCGCAGGCGACGACGCCAAGCATTTTGCAATTAAGAAGCTGGTGGGTAAATTCCCGCCAGCCATCACCCAGCGTCACAGCGATTCGGCCACGATTGGGATGGTTTTGCATCACGCGGCCTTCGGTTTCGGTCACTTCAAACACCACCCTTTTTCTCCATCACTTTCTTGAGCAACTGGTCGGCCAACGCCGCCGCATTGGATTCCATCTGATCGGCAGCAGATGTCAATTGTTCCGCCAAGGCGCGCAGAGCATCGACGTCCATATGGGCATAGCCGCCAGACGTCGCGTCGCGCATCCGCAGAACAGGGGCGCCGTTCCAGAACTCCAACCGAATAACGTCACACCGCTGATGGGCGCGCCCGCCGATCTTCACGTAAACCTTATTGGGCATGATCCACCTCCGCGCAATCAATGTCGTCGCGGTAGGCCGGGGATTCCCCGGCCTTGGCGCTATCGCAATAAGCCTGTTCTTCGCGCTTCGCATCCTCGTAATCCGAGTTGCCGGCGATGCCAGCAACGATCAGGAATCCCAGCACAATCAGGATGATCTTGAGCCGTTCAGACATTGCGAATCTCCCGACAGGCACGGCGGATTTGCGCGATCACGTTGCGGGTCGCACGGACAGCCCCACGCTTGCCACCGCGCCCGGTCACCCCCACAAGATGACCGGAGAGGAAAATCTTGAAATGACCGTGACCGATGACAGCCTGATAGGGCAGGCCGGTTTCTTCGAGGGCGTTTTTGATAGCATCGGGTATCTTGCGAGCGTCATTCATCGCTCAAATCCTTGCCCCTGATTTCCCCCGAGGCGCGGGCCAAGGCGTCACAACCGCCTTGACCTGCACTTTACCTTTTCGGTAACGGATTGCAAGCGCAATTTACCTGCCAGAAACAAAAACAGCGCCAGCGTTTCCGCCAGCGCTGTCTCCGCAAAAGATCGGAAGGCTTAAAACCGCATCGGCATCAAAGTGATGGAGAACGTGGTGTCGGTCGGGCTTTTCAACAGGATGGGGGCCACGGCTGACGTAGGATCGACATACATTTCCACCTCGTCCCCGCGCATCATCGCAAGCGCATGGCGCAGGTAATTGCCATTGACACCAAACTGGTATCCCCGCCCGTCGAGGTTATGCTCAACCGGCAGATCAATCGAGCCTTCACCAAGATCAACGCTTTTCAGGCTAATCTTGAGCAGGCCGGGGCTGGTGGTGAGTTTGACCGCCCTGACCTTCTTGCTATCCGACATAGGCGAGAGCGCAGCGATGGCAAGCATCAGTTCGACGCGCTTGACCCGGATCATATGCGTCTGACCTTGCGGAATGACGCGCGTGTAGTCTGGGTAGGTGCCATCAATCAGCTTTCCGGTGAGAGTGGCGGAAAAGCCATCAAAGTCACCAGAAAGAGCGATGCGCGCAGCCAAAGGGTTATTCGGAGCCAGCGTCGGTTCAGGATCGTTGCGGGCCACGACAGGTCCATAGGACAGCTTCGCCCCTTCCTTCGCCTTGGGGAAGCGAGACAGGGCGATCTTCAACCATTCGTAAGGAATGATCGTGCCATCGGGGATGCGGCCCGTTGCGTTCGGCAGCGGGATTTCCACGACATACAGCCGGTGGCCATCCGTGGCGGCAAACTGGTAGTTCCAGTCCGAAACCTTGCGGACGCAAATCCCCTTGAGGTAATAGCGCGTTTCCTCTTGGCTGCACGCCCCGATGACGCGGGCAATCTGGTTCAATTCCTGCGCGCCGAGGTCCGCCGAGAATGCCGGGGCCGCGATGCGGGCCATGGCAGGAAAGTCGTGGGGCTTCTTGCCGATGAACTTGAACGACATGCGCCCCGAGGCAACCGTAATAGCTTCCTCTTCTTCATCCACATCGAGACAGACGATTTCAGCGTCCAGCGCTGCCAGAGACGCGCGAACGCGTTTGGGGCTGGGAAGCGTGCATTCAAATGCCTGCCCACACCATTCCACCGGCAATTCGATGGTCATGGAGTTATTGAGGTCGGTGGTTTCCATCACCATCGCCTCGCCATCCGACACCAGATGCGCGTCATAGAGGATAGGGATCGTACCCCGGCCCCGGTGCATCGAGTCCTGCGCCATTTCCAGCGCCTTCATGAAGCGCTTGCGATTGAATTGGGTCATCGAGAGAATCCTTCTTGCTGGCCGCGATCAGGCCATGCCCAACGACGCCGAATAAGCGTCGATCAAGTGCTGCATCTCGCGGCGGTCATCCGGCTTCAACTTGCGAAGGCGGATCAGCGCGCGCATGATCTTGACGTCATAGCCGACCGCCTTCGCCTCGTTGTAGACGTCCTTGATATCGTCACTGATGCCCTTCTTCTCTTCTTCCAGCCGTTCAATGCGCTCGATCAGCAGGCGCAGACGGTCGTCGGAAGATTGCGCTTCGGCATCGTTGTAGTCATTGGTGTTCATGGCAGACATTCTTTTTCTCCTTGGGAACAATGACGGTTGTCGGCTTATCCGATCAGTAGGCTGCAACCCACTGATGCCACCCGTTGCAGAGGTGAGTAAAACCCCAGCCGACCTATAACGCGGGAGCCGCCGCCGCGTGGCAATTACAGTTTCGCAGCACTTTCCACGGTCAATGCCGGAAAATCAGGGGCATTGAGGACGATATCCACGCCGATGATCGTGTCCCAATGCGGTCCACTTTCGATAAATTCGCCAAGTTCAGCGAACTCGTCGAACTGATGGTGCAAAATCGATAGGCCCTTGTTGAGGCGATACGACACGCGCGCAGTCCAGCGCTTTTGAGCCTTAGATTTCGTCATCACCACTTCCCTCAACCTCATCGCCCACATCGGCAAGAATCTTGTCCATGGAGTCGGCAAAGCTGCGCGCGAGGTTGCGCGCCTGCCGGGCAGAGCCATACGAGGAACCAACGCCCAGCTTCTCAACAATGGAGACAGCCTTACCGATTTTCTTGCCGCCTTTCCAGCCGCTAATCGACAGGCCGGATTCGCGCTCAAAATCTTCAACAGCAGATTTCAGATCGTTGTGCTGGCGCGAGTGTTCCTTGACCTCGCGGTCAATCCGCTCCTGCGCTTGCTTGTGGACGCCTTCGATCCGAGCGTCCACCATAGAGCGCAGTTGAGCATCATCGACTTCGCCAGCGCGGCGCATCAGCGATGCCATGAAAGCGCGAGTGAGCGTCGGTTCCGGCAGGCGCGGCGCCTGCTTTTTGATGATGAGGCCGCGAGCACCGACCTCGAACAAGCCCCACGTTTCCGGCAATTCACCTTCGCGAACAACGCCCTCGGCGGCTACGAGCCACCAAAAGTCGCAATGCTTAGCGATAGCCTCCGCTTTGGCCGGGTTTTTCAGTTCATTCAGCCAGTCTTGGCGGCTGACCTTGATTTCAAAACCGTTAATGGACAGCCCGCGCGACGGCCAAAGGTTCATGGCCACAGCATCAGCCCAACGCAACTGGCGGCCACCAGTCGCATCACCGACCTCAAAAAAAATCGCCCACTCCGGTTGAGTGAAGCGCTTTTTCAGCAGGCTTTTTACATCGCCAGACCTTGTGTGGAAAACGGCCATAAATTACTCCGAAGCGTCACTTCGGCGTGTTTGCCATTACCCAACAGGTAAATCAAGTCTATTTTTTGAGCCGCCAGAGAAGGAGGCACTTAATCATCGCTGGGTGGCCCTTGGTGGCCCGCGCCTTGGCGATGAACTCGGCCACCGGCATAGCGGTGACAGGGCCGAGAAACCGGGGATCGTCATAGGAGGCCAGAAAAGCTCGCTCGGCATCTTCGCGCGAGGCGAAGCCCAACATGCACTTGTCCTCGTCCCATTCATCCCAGCGCCCCTTGCGCCGGGCGTGAACGACATAGACCATCGGGGCATCAGGTTCCGGCCCCATGAACACATCGACCTCATCGCCATCCACGCCGGTCGTGCGCTCGATATAGCCGTAGGGCCAAATCATCCGCTTCTCGCCGGTCGAGCCGTCCGGGTTGCGGAACAGGCGCACCGAACCCGGCTCGTTCTCAATGCGGATCGACAGGCCGCGCCAGCGGATCACGCGCTTGCGATAGTTCCCCGCGTCGGTCTGCGCCTTGGTCGGCTCATGCCATGCCCGATAGCGATCCATCAGAGGCGCACGCCGGTATATTCGGACAGCGGCACCGTTTGACCCGCCAGTTCATGCGAGCAGTCCGGCAGGAACTCGATATTGCCGTCGCGCACGTAGGAGTGGCAGCGAACACAATGGAAACTTGGCTCGTACCCGTATCGCGTCTTGAAATTGCACCAGCATTCGCCGTCATGCGCTTCGGTGATATGGTGGCCGCTACGATGCAGGATCGAAGGCTCGATAGTCGGGCACTCGGTATCACCATTCCAGCGCCAGCCATTCATGGCGATGTTGATGGTATGAACATTTCCGCAACCGGGACAGTTGAAGCCGATAAATCCCGGCATCAGCGGCTTAACCTTTGGCATTCATCCCTCCCTCAATCTGGCCAAGGCGTTTACGAAGCCATGCCGCGAAATTCTTGTCATGACCGGGCTTTGCAGCCTGCATCGGCTCCCACCGGCCCCGGCAATGCGGATGCTGGACGCCAGCGGCGGGCCAAAAGCGTTCGCTATCCTCGCGCTCGACCAGCGCGGTTCCCACACGCTTGCGCGGCGAGGCAGAGCGCCCGATGTTGGTTTTTCCGGGCCAGACGCTTTTCCACCCGTCTTTTTCCGGGTCCGATGGCGAAACCACAGTGAACACCCGGCCATCCAGCTTGCGGCAAAACGGGCAGGCCCCACGGTACATTTCGAGGCGGCGCACGGTCGCGCCGACTTCGAGCGAAGCGATCACGCCTTGATTTGCCATTTCGCCCGCCTCGGTGACGGAAATCCTTCGCCAATCACGGTTGAGCGTTGCAAACTCATCGAACAGCTTTTGTTGCAGCGTGCCGGCTGGCTGGTCGGACCCCAGCAGCTTTTGACGCTCATGATCGAGGATCACGCGCTTGAGCCGGTGCCTCGCCCCTTCGGACAGCGCCACAACCGCATCGCAGGCGTGCGCCGCGCCGTAGTCAAGGATAGCCTCGGTCGCATCGGACAGATTGAACATAACCGCCGCCTCCGAAACCGTGGATGGAAGCGCCTCGGCAATCGCGCTTGCGACTTCCGCCGATGCGTCTCCCATATGGGCCTGCACCTTGCCCATCAGCCCGGCCTTGACCGCCAGCCATTCCGCTTCTTCATTGAGCGATTCTGGCGGCAAGTAGCGTTGGACCATGTAGTTGATCAGCATCGACCAATCATCAAGCGTCATTTCCGCAGGGGGGATATTGGAGAGGTAGATGCGGACCAGTTCAAGCTCTTCCTGCGTCCAGCGGCCCATGAAGCCGGGCGGCACGGCAATAGGCGCCTTGGATGGCACATGGAACTCGCCAGCCATCCACCCAGCCAGATCCGTTTGCACCTTGGCCAGCTTGGTCAGACCGCGTTCCGAGAATTTCTCGACCAGCGCGCGAATGAACGGGTTCTGGTGCTGTTCCCAAATGTCATGGGCCAGCCCATCATCATCCGAGAGCGCCTTGTAGAGAGATTCCAGAGCGCAATCGCACGCCTCCCCATGAAGATGACCAATATCGACCAAGAGCGGGGCGTGCGGTCCAGCATGGGCCTTTTGCAGATCATCACCAGCCGGCTTTACGGTGTCGCTTTCGGGAAGATCACCTTCGACAAAGACGCGCTTGCCGTCTTCATCAACCGCAATGCCGCCGTCCTCGCCGCGTTCAAGCAGCGTCAGCTTGCGGACCCGGCGCTCCTTGTGGCCCAGCACATCATCCCAGAGGACGCGGTGATAGCCATCATCCCCCGTCTCATGCTCCACGGTGACGCCATGCGTGCCGATGGACGCCACCCGCCCCGAGAGTGGGCCATGCTTGGCATGGTTGAAATAGACCACATCTCCGTCGATCACGTTGCGACCGGGGACAGGCGGCTTCTGTTGGGCGGTTACAGGCTTCATGCTCACTCCACCACGTAGACCGAAGGCATGGCCTTACCAAAATCCAGTTCCTCGCCGCTACCTTCCGCCTCCGGCGCGGACGGCGCAGCGGCAACTTTCTGGCCTTCCTGTTCGGCCTGCCCCTCTTCCGCCGCGCCACGTGCCACGGTTTGTTCGCCCTCACCTTCGCCCTGAACCGTGTCGCTTTCACCTTCTTCCGGCTTTGCGTCTTCACCGCCCGGTGCATCGCTGCCCGGCTGCCCGAAGTCTTGCGGTTGCTGCGCCTGCATGAGCTGCATCCACGGCCCGACCAATTGCGGATTGAGCGGCGCCCCCCCCAAGGGGCCTTCCATAGCCTCATAACCTTCTTCCGCACGCGCCTCGTTGACGGTGAGGACAGCCTTCCGCATCTCAAATCGCTGATTTGCGTCTTGCGGATCAAGGCCGGTCCAGCGAAAGACGTATTTGTCCGAAAAATCCTGAACGATGTAATCGGTAAACAGGTTCTCAAAATAGGACAGGACCGGACGGAGACCCGAATCCTTCGATGCCGCCAGCTTTTCCGCCGTATCCGAACCAGACAGCGCCGAGGTGCTACCCCCGGTGAAGCTATCGAAGTTGATTTCCGAGGGCGACATGCCGTAAATCGCGCAAATGATGGAGGTCAGGAACGTCATCCATTTGGCGAAATACATCTCGTTGAACTCGACGCCGAACTTCTCAAACGATGCCTTCGATTCCTGATCCTTCGACACCATCACCGGCAAGGACCAAGCATTGTTCACACCCTTGACCATCGAATTCCAGTAGCGTTTGAAGGCATTCAGATCACCCTCGGCATAATTGCCGGTCAAGTGCAGCAGCCCCTTGGGAATTGCGTTCTGATCGAATCCTTTGATGTTGTAGGTCAAGGCGTTCAGGAAGCCGGTGACGACGCGGATAAGCAATTCCGTTTCCGACAGGCCATAGCCGCAGGTCCGCACATCGGAACGCGGGTTGCGCGGCTCGTAAATCAGATCCTCATAGGTATAGGCGGTGGACACGCGCCCTTGCACAACCTGCAAAGCGAAAATTTCGTCGTCACCACGATAGCCCTGTTCAGTGCAGAGCCGGATCGAGCCACCATCGACCGGGTAGAAGCCATCAATGCCGAGGTGCTTGTCGCGTTTCCATTCGGTTTCGATGCAAACCGAATCCAAGGTCAGCGAATCGCGCGTCAGCTTGCCCATAAGCTGCGCGAAGGAGTCGCGGCGCAGCATCTTACGGCGGCGCGGGTTGAACTCCCAGCCGCAGTTCATCATGAAGCGGTTGAGAAGCTGGATCGACTCCTGCTCCCCCCCCTCCAATTGGTGGCTCTTGTCGATATGCCGAATTTCAAAGCCCGGCGCGTCGGCATTCTTCTCGGACACGCGGCAGAAGCGCTGCACCTGCCGGACGCGAGTCAGGATCACCGCATTCAAGATCGGCGTCTGATCGACCATTGCACGCAGAGAATCGAAGCCAAGAGCCGATGGGCGTTCCCAATAGTCCCCCTGAATCGAAAGCTGCCAGTCGTCCAGAAAGACCGACTGCATACCGCGCTCCCCCTTCTTCGACCGTTCCGATGGGAACGGAACAACATTGGGGCTAATGGCCTTTCGCATCGCATCCTCGGCCATCTGATCTTGAATAAAATTGATGACCGGCATCACTTCATCGGTGGGAATTAGCGAACCAAGCCCGCTCATGGCGGATTTCTGCATCTGGCCCAGCGCATCCGTGCGCTCGTCTTGTGGAGCGCTGGGATCAAAAGCGGTGGACGAAGCGTTATCGGACATTAGCGGCAAACCCCATAGGAGACACGGCCACCCTAGCGTCACGACTGCGCCCCGGCAATCACGGCTTGACCGGCGCGGTGGCCATCAGTATTGGGGACGCGCGGGGTAGCGCAGTCAGGTAGAGCAAACGGCTCATAACCGTTCGGTCGCCGGTTCAAATCCGGCCCCCGCAACCAAGCCGGGTTAGCACAGCGGTAGTGCAGTGGTTTTGTAAACCGAAGGTCGGGGGTTCGATCCCCTCACCCGGCTCCATTTTTCCCATTGACATTGATTACCTGACGGGTATTAATTGGCCCAACAGCTTTTCTTGGCGACCTAATCCTTGTGCGACAGAGCGGTTTCGACTGACAGCATCGGTAAGCAAGGTGAGAAGAAAGAATTGGCGTTGATCGGTCGCTCGATTTCGCCACCCCAGCCGGGGGTTGTAGATGGGCCAACCGCAAGCCTTGCAGGCCCGGCCAGCGGTGACAGCCGGAGAGACGGCAGCGACTTTCAGAGGCAGCGGTGCGTGGCCCCACTCACCAGTGTTGAGTTGCTTGCTGGCGCAGGCATAGAGCAAACCACAAACACATGGGGCACGGTTGGCAGAGCCGTAACAACTGCCAAAACGGAGCGATGCAAACCATGCCGCCAGCTTGGAGAGCATCGCTCCAACGAGTTACGTATTGCCCAACGGGTCGCACCAAGGGCAGGCGGCAAGCGCACCACGGACGACATAGAGCGCCCGACGCCTCTACCGCCACCAACTACAAACATCGGCAACCTTTATTGCCGGGGCATAGTAGAAGGGGCCGGTCACACAAGACCGGCCCCTTAATTTTTACCGGCTTACGAGAGCCTTACGCAGGTACTCATCAATGTCAGACTGGCGCAGCATCCAGTCCACGTAATCGCCGGGCAGGTCGCGGATGGCGGTTCCCTTGTGCTTGCCGAACGGCATCACCGAGGGAACCCGAGAAAACTCGGACGCGCACCACAACGCCTCCCAAGTGAAGGGAGCGCCGGCAACCTTGAAGAAAGGGATGAGGTGCCGCAGCACATGACGCGTCACTTCGCAGTCAACCGCCGCACCGTGTGCCTTGCCCCGCAGCATGTCGCGGGCTTGTTCTCCCCCAAGAAAGTGATAGGCCAGAGCGCCGAGGGTATGGCTTTCCAGCGTCGGCAACGCGCGGCGCGCAAGCGCGAGGGTACAGATGCGCCGAACAGGAGGGGAGCCGATCATCTTCCAGTCGTAATCGACATTGTGGCCAATCAGGTAATCCTCTTCGCCCAGCTTGAGATTGAACTCTTCCGGCGACGGACAGCCTTCCAGATCACTATCGAGAATGTGATGAGTCGCCAGCGCGCCGAGCGTCGAGGGTACGCCCGGATTGAACCTTTCCGAAAAGTCAGCAGCGGGGCGCAGATCCACCTCATTGCCTTCATTCATGAAAATGCCAGCGGCCTCAATCATGCGCGGCGGTTCGCCGCCAGTGGTTTCCGTGTCAAAAATCAAAGCAGTCATTTCACCACCTCTTCGGGATCAAGATCAAACCGCTTGCAAAGCTGCCATGCGTAGGTCGAGCCAAGCCCGAACGTTTCCATCACCGCTACCCAGCGCGGCCCTTTGCGGCGACCGCGCGCAATCTTGACTGCCCACCGCAGCAGGTTTTCATCGGTCGGCATGGTCATGACCGTCTACCTCCTTCACTTCTTTGACCCAGCGGGCAAACTGCTTGTTGCGGCGGCACAGGGCCGGGAAATTGTGGCGGTGCTTCGCTTCGGCACCCATAGAGCGGAAGCGAGCGCCACAGGCGACGCAGGACAGGTCCACGCTACGCCCCCCTCGCTTTGGCGCGAGCGGCAGTATCCAGCACAATAGCCCGCACCAAAGCATCCGGATCGCGACGGATTTCATCAAAATCCTCGCCGTCCTCGCTCCACCAGTCGCACCAGTCCCCGTCCTCGAAACGCATCAGCCCACCAGCGTTGCAGTAATCAGGCTTGATGCGGTTCTCGAACTGGAATGCGTCGTATCGCGCGAGCGTGTCGAGCAGCAGCGAGGCGGATTGCAGACACGGCACAGCAACCTCGAAAGGCTTTCCGGGCACTTGCGGAATCCACCAGACTTTCAGGTCGCCTTCGGCGGGATTGTTCAGATCGCGCGTCATTTTTATTCTTCCTTGCACAATGGGGAAGCGGGGGCCGGAACCCCCGCCAGATCGTTATGCCGAAACCAGTTCGGTCTTGAACTCGTCGTCCGAGCGCAGCAGCGCGAAGGCCCGGTTCTTGATGCCTTCGCCAGCGCCAAACCAAGCTGACGACAAACGAGTATTCGGGCTGCGACCCCGAAGATGGTCAATATCTTCCGTGACGCATTGGAGCATCCGCCAGCGGTTATAGCCGCCGGTCAATTCGTCACCGATCAGCTTGCCGTCGAACAGATCCATGATGCGCTGAAAGCCCTTCGACTCCTTCACATCGGTCGGCGCGGCGTGCGTCGGAGCCAGCAGCTTGGCGGCAAAGTTGCGCGCCTGCGCCTCGGTCAACTCGCGCTCGGCCATGATCTTGGCCTCCACCAGCCAGCGCTCAAACACATTGGCCACGATACCCAGATCAAGACGCACCTGTTCCGCGTCGAAGTCCTTGCTATGCGGGATGCGGACCATGGACGACACAGCCCGGCCTTCGGTATCGCTTTCATCCTTCGCGCGGCGGAAGCCGTTTTGGCCCATTTCCGCGCCGCCGACCGACATGGTCAGGGTGTTGTTGCAGACCACACGCACGCTCGTAAGTTTTGCGGTCGTAGCCAGCGTGCCGTCATAGGAGGTCGCCAGCAGCACATAGGGGCGAACAACGTCCTGCCCGATGACCGGCGCGCCATCATTCACCTTGGCGAGCGCCCAGATGCGCTTGCCGTCCGACAGCGCGCCAGCCGTTTCCAAATCGAAGCCGCCGATTTCAGCCAGCTTGGCGAAGAAGTCCAGAACTTCGCCGGGCTGCACCACCTTGTAATCCTTCGACACCACCGACAGGGCCGCGCCGGTATCAGTGCGATAGAGGACATCGCGCCCGCGCATCTTGGTCATTTGGGTCGGCACATCAATGTCGTCCATGACCTTGTCAAACAGGATGCGCTCGAACTGCACAGGCGCGCGGGCCACATCGTAGTCAAGGCACGCTTCACGCCGCCAAGTTTCGATGGAAGCGCCAGCGGAAAGCTGGTGGCCGAGGCCGTGCCAAGGGGTAGCGCCGACATAGGCGATTGCCGCCGCGCCGGTTGTGGTGTCGATCATGTGGGCCATTTGGGTTTTCCTTGGGTTCGTCTCGCCGCCGACCGGCTCGACATGACTGCGATGTAGCCGCAACTTTACCTAGAAGTCAACCCCCGAGGTAAAGCCAATGAAAAGAAATTGACGTTTTCTCGCGTCTATTCGCTTGATTCGAGGAAAATCGGGCATCCGGGGTCGGTCGCATTCACCAGATATTTCCGTTCCGAACAGACCCCATCCTCGAAGCAAACGCAGCGCCCGCACACTTCGCCGGTAAGGTGCATCATGTTGACCACGGCGGAAGGAAGGCCCGGCATCGCCTTTTCAACGGCGGCGGCAACGGGGGTCAATTCCTTTTGGGAATCCGGCAGGATGAATCCACTTGTCCCATGTGCCCGCGCGAATGCCACAAACAAGAGCATGAACGCATACGAAAAGTGCGGGTCGATACCAACCTTCACGACACGACGACGAAATTTCTTTTGCTCTTCATCCTGTTCAGCGATCAATGCTGTCCGAGTGAAGTGCATGAACACACGATCCTTGAGGATCGGGATTACCGATTGAAGGCCCTTTTCCCGAATTTCTTGTACAAGACCCATGGGATCTGGAAAGACACACGTTCTTTTTTGAATACGAGACAACGCCGACTGCATGCACTTGTATTGGTCGAGGGTGACAGTGTATTGAACTCGGCTATCCTCATCTGTTTTCAAATCCTGCCTATTCAGCCGAGAGTCCCCCCATCGCAACATTTCATCAGATATATCGGCATACCCAGCAATGAATACTTTTCCCGGATGGCGTTTTGCAAATGACCATGCCGAATTGAAGTTCGGCAACGCTTCGCAAACGCAGCATTGAACGCCATATTGCACCATCAGAACATCGCACCGTTCAAATGGCTCGTCCGCGTAAATTTCCTCGGCATGGATGATGGCCATATGGCCAGTAGGCAGGCGCTCGGCAATGAGGACCACGTTGAACTGGCCCATCTGGTCGATGCCCATAAAGGTTCCGGTCGCGCGCTGCTTCCAGATGACGCCCATTTCCATGCCAAGTTCCGCGCACTCGTTCAGCATTTCAAGGTTCACCGGAACCTGTGACGGATCGAGGTACGGCTTGCCGCGCTTACGATTGAAGAAGTTCTTCATGTCGTCGGCATTGAAATAGGCTTCGATGATTTCGCGCGGGCTGATCGTGGGCGACAGGAATTGGGGATAATGGACCGAGATAATGTCCGCATCAGGATTTGTCGGACGCCACTCGCCACGTTGCGGGTCGGCAATCACTTCATCGCATTCATGGCACACATAGCGATAATCGGCTTTCTCCACCGGCTTCCCGTTGACGATGGAAACGCCATCGCGCAGGCGGATGCAGTTCGGGAAGTGATCGTCGAGAATTTGATATGTTCCGCAGCTTTCGCATTCGGTCCAGAATTGGAATTGCTGCCCCTTTTTATAAAAGAAGTGAATGTCGCGGTCGGGCCAATTCGCTGTTGATCCCATCAGGGTAAAGCGGATGCGTGACGCGGACATACGCTCGGAAGTCTTTTCCATGTCCGCGATAGCCATTTCCTGCACCTCGTCGAACGAAACAACGTCGAGAGGGACGGATTCAGTTGCGCCTTTACCGGAGGTCCAGAGGAAGTAGAAGCGGGATGGCCCCATATTGCGGACCATCACGTTGCCCTCGCCGGTCTTTCCACCTCGGACGCCGGAAGGATCTTCCATCATCATGCGGTGCGCCACCGGCACCGTGCGGACCACCGGCATAAAGCGTTCGGAGGACTTGATTTGAGCGAGGTTTCGGTCGGGCAGGTACATGCCGACTTTGCACGGCATGAACTTGAGGGCCATGTAGATCATGGCGAGCATTTCCATGATCGTGAATCCAACCTGCGCGCACTTCATCAACACGAGCCGCTTGCCGAATGCTTCCTCCACCGTTGAGGGAATGAGCGAATAGACCCAGCGCATTGTCGGGCGGTCATCCAGCTTGAATGGAAGGCCGTCCACCTTGAGGCCATCAGCCGCCAGCCGGTCGCACCAGTCGAGGAAGGTTTCATCTTTCCCTATCACGGTTTGCGACACCGACAGTTCAATGGCCTGATCGAGAACGACGCCTTCAAATTCCTGCGCGAACTCGTCCTCGGTCATTTCAGCCTTGGCCTTGGCGATGGCGGCAGGGCTGATCTTGGGATTGGCCGAAGATGGCATTTGCAGGAAGCGCCATTCGTCATCCCAATCAGCTTCACGCGCCAGCCGGCCAAAGCCGTTCTTGGGGCCTCGCGGCTTACCAAAGATCCACGCCTGCCCATGCCGCCCGATGAAAGGGCGCAGGCCATCCTCCCAGATGGAATAGAAGTTATCCACCTTCCCCGCGTCGTCCACGATCACCATGGAGACGTTCTCGATAAGGTCGATGACGCCCTTTTCCAGCGTGAACAGCAGAATCGAGCCGCCCGTTTTCAGTTCAAAGCGGTTGCTGGTGGGGCGGCGCTCAAGAGCCGGTTCGAGCAGGCGGGAAAGCCGCTGGCGCACCGCTGCGAACGATTCGGCGTCGTGGACGAAGTAAGCCACCTTGCCACCCCGAAACGCGCCCAGAGGGGCAGAAATCGCAATGTCGCAGGCGATGAAAGTGTTGCCGCACTTTCTCCCCCCGGAAATCAGATTGAACCGGCAGAAGTCTTTGCGGACAGCTTTTTGATCGGGGGAAAGCGGCGGGAGGTGAACTGCATTGGCCATACCGATAGCCTTACATCACGACCGCACAGGTATGCAAAGAAGAACCGCCCCGAAGGGCGGTTATGAGGATCAATAGAAGCCATCATCTTGGCCATCATCGAACGGAAATTCCGGCTCTTTCCGCCTGCGCGAATACGGGCCGCCCGGTTGCAGCCGGCCCATGGTCGCCCACACGCTGTTATAGGCCGAGTGCAGGCGATCATCGTCCACAGAGTTCTTGAAGTTGCTATATTTGATGGCCATGACCTGCGCCGCCACGACGCGGGCCACCTCTTCGCGCGGAATATCGGCCCGGAAACGGTAATCGGTTCCGAACGACTCATTCACCTTGGCATTGGGAAAAACGGCCAACAAATGCTGGCGGCGACGAGCGCGGACAAGCAAGCAACCGGGCACGTTCGACTTATCGACAATGGAGAGGAAGGCGTTATTAAAACAGATCCACATAGCAGGGAGCGTCCTTAATTTGGGTTGATAGACGCACCATAAACAAGATTACCCAAAAGGTAAAGTCAGAATTTGAAACCCGACATATTTTTAGCCCAAGGCGTAGCTTTCACCTTGGGAGCCGGGCCGGCGCCGAGGGCTTCGGCCAGCTTGTGATCCGGTGCCATGTTGAGCGCCGAGTAAAGCTGCGACACCGGAACAAGGCTGACGGCCTGCGATTCCCAACCCGCATCAGACGGCGTTCCACCCACGCGCCGGGCGCGGTAATAGCGCGCCACTGAAGTCGTGCGCTTGACGTCCATGAAGTGCGAAAGCAGTTCGACCTTGAGGCCGGATTCCTCATAGGCTTCCTTGATCGCGGATGCCTGTACCGGCAAGCCATCCTCGACCGTGCCTTTCGGAAATGAGCCTTTATAGCCGCCGAATCCATTTGTCGGGTGGATCACCCACACCCGGCCATCCGGTTCTTCGACGATGACGCCCGCGCCGATTTTAACGTGGTCGGGCACCTCCGGCATATCCGGCTCATCGTAGACGTTCTGGCCATCCACATCGGCCCAACCATGCAAGGTTGTCGGCGCGTCGGCCCACGGCGCGAACGGCACGCCATTGAGCGTCATGGGTGTTTGGCCGCCCGGCAAAACCGTGGCGATCTTTTCCGGGTCGGCAAACTCGCTAACCGGCGTCGCCTTAGACAGCTTGTAAATCGGAACCTGCTCACCCTTTTCGCCCGGCTTGGGGTGAATCGCGGCGGCATGGGGCTTTTCGGGGGTAATCAGGTCGTCCTCATGCTCTTCAAGATGGAGTGGTGCGTGCCCGCCCTTCCACGATGATTTCTTCTGGACCTTGTTGTCGTAGTCCTTGACCCACTTCCCATCGCGGAAGTAGCCTTTGACATGCGACTTCATCAGCAGGATCTTGGTCACTGAATAACCCCCAGAATGCGACCGCGCGCGTCGTCCAGAATCTCTTTCAGGGCCGCGCCTACCTTCTTATCATCTTGCCCATCAGCAAGGGCCATGGCCGACTTCACGCATTGCAGCGCGAGGTGCTTGAAGAAGGCTTCGCCGGGATCATCAGCGCCCTTCATGGAAGGGATAGCCGCGAGGAACTTACCGCGCAGGCGCTCACCCTGCCACGGCGCGATTTCATACCGCTCATCCCGCCCCATCATTGCGCCGCCAAACTCCTTGACGTATTCGTCGATCCGGGCCTGCACCACATCGGCCTTGGCGGTGCCCGCCAGATAGCCATCATAGGCGCGGATAACATCGTTTGCGAATGCGCTCACGAAGGCATGAACCACATCGGCATTGCCGAGGTAGCGCTTTTCATCCGACACAGGCGGGACGTAAAGCTGGACAGTTCCGGGTTGAGGTTCCATGCCCTTACTTAACCTTTCGGGTGAATGTTAGCAACATACGTTTCATCGGGCGGCAGCATCAAAAGGGTAAACTCTTTCGGATTTTTATCCCCGTTAGCCTGCATCAACATGAACCTCTGGCCCGGAATGGTAGTAACTTCATCTTCGCCATCATATTTACCTACACCCACGTTATAAAGGCCTTTCGCCCCCTTAGAGCAAACGATATGCAGAACCGCACTTCCGCTCCATGACCAATCTTCTTTCATGGACGTACACATGCTACCGGGGTTCTGGAACACATGCCCCGGTTCTAGTGCAAGCATTTGCTTCATCATCGCGTCGGGAAGGCTAATACCTTTCGTAAGCCGAGTTCCCTCTTCAAACTCAACCGCGTGTTCATAGGCAGCCGCCAGCACGTCACGGGTTTTGTTGCCCTGATTATCGACCTCTTTTCCATCCCGGTAAGGCTGGTTTGCAGAGCCGGAGACTTTGACGGACTTCATCCACGTTGCCAGATAGCTTGGGATACCGACATTTGACTGCTTGCCAGCCTCGCGGTTCGCATCGGAAATATAGTCTACCTTCGGCGGCATGAAGTCCTGCGCTGCATCGGCCTGCCCAAGGCTGATCCAAAAACCGAGGCGCTGGTTAGCGGGAACATCGCCCACGGTCACGCCGTAATAGTGGGCTTTGAAGGAATCCGACAGTTCTTCAATGTCGGAATAATCACCAATGTCCCACGACTTCATCTTTTTCGCCGCAGGGTTGGCGATGACTTCCATGTAATCGAGGATGGTCGAGTAGAAGTCCTTGATGTGCTGGCTCGGGTGATCGCCAAACGAAACCTTGGCTTCCACCTCGCCCGTCTGCTTGTTGACCTTGTCGAATTTCAGCTTCTTGAGCGCCGAGAAGTTGCCCGCCATGGCGCTCGCATAGATCGCATCCGCAGCCTGTTGGTTAGAGGCATTCACGGCGGCGACAGACGACAATCCCTTGCCTGCGCCCTTCCAGTTCATGAAGTTCAGCTTCGGCGGTAGCTTAGAGGCGTCCACCGGCAGATGGCGCGGATCTGGCTTCGGCGGGTTGGCAATCGCATCAGCGCCGGGGAACTTCTTTGCCAGATCGTTCTTGCGCGCAATCAGCTTCGCAGCCAGAGCGGCCTTGTCGGCGGCGGAACCCGGCCCATACTTCTCGACCACCTGCGAAATCACATCGTCCGGCACATCGAGAACGAGCGCCACCGACTTGTCGAGTTGGCGCGCGGACATGCCGCCGAACACTGACGCCGCATAGCTGTTCTTGGCCTTGTTTCGCATCCCTTCGATTTCGTTGACCTCGTTGCCAAAGTCGGTCTTGGGAGCGCCCTGCGCGCGGTAAATCAAAGAGCCACCAACGTCGATGCGAATGGCCTTACCATCAGACGTTTTCAGCAGGTTGTCATAGCCGGTGCCAACCGCGTCATAGTTGCCCAGCCACGCATCGACTGCGAAGCCTTCGAGCGCGCCCTCTGCGCTCTTGATGCCCGCGCCGACATTCGAGACGCCGGGCACGATCTTGGACGCGATGCCGATCTTGCCGTCGCGCTCGACAATCCGCAGCTTCGGCACATGCACGCCCGCCGCACCATACAGCTTGGACGCCAGCAGTTCGTTCTTCACATGATCGAGGCTGGCCGGGAATTTGACATACCAGTCCTGACCGGAAGCATCCTTGAACGTGCCTCCCGGATTGCTGCCCTGCTTCTGGCCAACCTGCTTCCAGTTGTCGGCGTTTGCCACCGGAAGGCCGTCCACCTTTTTTGAGGCAGCCACAGCAGCAACCTTGGCCGCGTCGGCAGCAGTGGCCGGAATCGCAATCTTGGGCGCGGCCTTCTTGCCTTTTTTGGGCTTGCCAACAGCCTTGGTATGCGCCGCCTTGAGCGCTTCAACATAGTTGAATATCGCTGACACAGCTTTGCCATTGGAACTGAACCCTTCGGCCACGCCATCAGGGCCGATGGCTGCATAGCCACTTACCTTAAAGCCATAGAATCCAGCAGAATGATCCGACGCAAAGGTTAGATTCATTTTGGGATAGGTAGCCTTCTTGGATGCCACCTTTTTGAACATCTTGAAGCCAGCAGCGCCTTCCTGCGCCACCTTCTGTTTCAGCTTCACAATGCCGCTCATGACCGTGTTTTGTGCGCCGATGCCCAAGCTGGACAGGTCGGGCAGCGGAACGGCATCAAGCGCCGCCTCTACGCTTTGCTCTTCGCTACCTTGCTTATGCCAGCGGCCATTGTGGAAAACGAGCGTACCGTCTGCGCCGGCCTTGGTGTCGCCTTCCTTGGGGCCATCATCCTTGCTGATGGTTTGGACCTTCTGCCAATCGCCGTTCAGAAAAACGTGCTTATCGCCGTTTGCGTCGGTCTTGCTATCACCTTCCTTCGGCCCCTTGTTCTCATTTGCCGCCGCAGGCATCCCAGCCAGACGCGCAACGCTCGGCGGCGTGACACCTTTGGCTTTCAGCGCGTTGAAAGCAGCAGACGGCGCGTCGAATTGCTCAAAGTCTTCATCATCCAGCGCATTGCCGACCTCATACTTTTTGTCATCCGGCGAATAGGCGACATACCATGCCGTATCGTTTTCATGGTCTGCCAAAACATAGGCCGGGTTTCCGCCAAATACCTTGCTGCTCTGCTCAAAATCCCATTCCGCCTTGGGATTCGTGGGTGCAGAAGGTTCCGGCGCAGGCGCGGTAATGGGTTCAGGCAGCTTCCCGCCAGCGATGGGAGTGGCCTCCTTGGCGAATGCCTGCGCCTTCGCTTCATCCTTGAAATGGAAGCCGGGGATGGCCCCACCCTTCTTGAACGAGGACCAGAAGCCACCGCTCTTCTTGGCGAGCGCAGCCACAGCCTTGTATTCAGCGTCACCCAGCTTGGAAGGAAGCTGCACCGAATAGACCGCATGCCCCTTCATCGAATGCTTGAAAGTCTTGACTTCAAGCGCGGCGTCAGCAGGCTTCTCCGGCTCTGGCTGGGGTTCAGGCGGCGCTTCGGCAACCGAAGGCGCTCCAACATCAGTAGCAGCCTTTTCTTGGGCAGCCGCCACATCATCGGCCAGCTTCGCGTCCGGCGCACTTTGCGGCGCGGGGGCAGCGCCACCAAATTCCTTGAGGTGAGCCGCAGCCACCTCGGCCAGCTTCGCCTGCTTCTTGCCGTAGGTATTGGTGCCAAACTTCATCGCTTCGAGGCCAGCTAGATCGCCAGCCTCATGCAGCGCCTTGATCGCCTCGACCTTCTTGTTGTGGCTGGTGGCGTTGGTGTTGGTGTCGGGGATCTTGTACTTATCCCAATCAATTTCCGGGGCAGCGGGCGCGGGCTTCACCTCCGGCTCCTGCGCGGCAGGTTCCGGGTCAGGCTCAACCGGCGTCGTCAAATGTTGAATCGCAGCATCTTTCAGCTTAGCTTGCTTCTTGCCGTAGGTGTTGGTGCCAGTCTTGAGCCCATGAAGCCCAGCCACATCGCCGGCTTCGTGCATCTTCTGGATCAGCAGCACCTTCTTATTGTGCGAGGGTGCATTGACGTTGCTGTCCGCCAGATGGTGTTCCTCGAACTTCGGCGCGTGATCCGTTTCAATCAGGACGGATTTCTGGTGGGGCGCGACGTAGGTTCCGCCTCGGTAATAGCCGGGGACAGTGATCGTCTTGTGGACCTTGGCTTTGAAGAACAGAACGGGGCGGTCAAAACGAAACATTGCGTCTGCCTTGCGATGATTGCCAGCAGAGTATCCGGTCACGACCGCCCCAATGGAAGGGCTTAGGCTGCCTTCGGGCGCAGGCGCTCGATAACCTCCGATGGAAATTCCTTGCCGGTTTCAGCATGAACCGGGACGCGCCCGGTGAGCATAAAATAGCGGACGCAGATCACGTCCACGAATCGCGGGTCCAGTTCCATGAGGCGAGCCACCATCCCAAGGCGCTCTGCCGCGATCATAGTCGTGCCAGAGCCGCCAAACCCATCAATCACAATGTCCCTCGGGCGCGCGCTATTCTTCATCAAGCGCTCCCACAGACCAACCGGCTTCATCGTCGGATGCAGCGGCGAACGCTTCGGCTTTTCATGCTCGATGATGCTGGTCGGCTGCTCTTCCATCACGGCATCAGCGTTGACGTAAAGAACGCGGTCGCCAGCGCGGATCGCATAACGCCCGTCAGGCATTTGCATGAACGGCTCGTAGTCCCCGACTTCCTGAACAGTGATGTTTTTGCGCCCGCCATACCAGCGATGCTTGGAACCTTCCTTCCATCCATAGAGGATAGGCTCATGAATCCACTGGTAGTCGGAGCGCCCAATCACCATAATGTTTTTTTTCCACGTAAGAACGCCGGACATTTTGAAACCGGCATCCTTGAATGCGCCACGGAAGTTATAACCCTCCGTGTCGGCATGGGCCACGTAGATCGAAGCCCCGGCCTTCATCACCGCGTTTGAGCAGGCGTAGAAATCGTAAAGGAACTTACGGAAATCGCCATCACTCATTTCGTCATTGGCAATTGACCCCGTCTTGCCTCGATTTCCCTTGTCAGCGCGGTCGAGCATTTCGTTTTTCTTGCCAATCGCGACGTTGTAGGGCGGGTCGCAGACTTGCAAGTCGGCCAATTCGCCCTGCATCAGGGCTTCCCAATCCCCCATTTCCGTCGAACTGCCGCAACGCACTCGATGCGGCCCGCACAGCCACGTATCGCCGCGCACCGAGTATGCCGTCTCCGGCACTTCCGGCGCTTCATCCGGGTCGGCCTCAGCCACTTCGGATGGTGTGACGAACAGATCATCTAGTTCCTCTTGCGAGAAGCCGATAAGCGACAGGTCGAAATCGGTCGATTTCAGGTCATCCAGTTCGACCTTGAGCAGTTCAAGATCCCAAGAACTATTCAGAGCCGTCTTGTTATCAGCGATAACATATGCGCGGCGTTGAGCCTCTGTCCACCCAGCGCAGTCAAGAACGGGAACCTTCCCCTTTGGAAGCGCGAAACCGCCCGGAAGCTGAATTTCGATACCTTCATTGATAAGTTCCTGCGCAGCCATCAACCTGCCATGGCCAGCAACAATTACTTTGCCATTGGCAAGATCAGCCAAAATTGGGTTAGTCCAACCCCATTCGAGCATTGAGGCTTTGATTTGCTGAACCTGTTGAGGGGAATGGACGCGAGAGTTCCTAGCATAGGGAACAAGAGCATTTGCCTCGATCAACTGAACTTGCAGTTGACTCACAACTTCAACGACCATCCCAAATACCTTTCATATATTTCAAGGTCCGCGCCTGACGACGCCTAAGCATAGGACCGATAATTCCAAGAATGTCTTTTGTGCTTACCCCTTGCGCCTCGCATTCCACAGTCACCATTTCGACATGCTTGTGGTGGCGAACGCACAAAGGAATCAAATTCTTGAACGAGTTATCTGCATTCAGACGGAAAGGCGTGATGTGGTGAACTTGCAGGTTTTTTCGCGTTCCACAGATCGCGCAAAACCCGCTAAACCTGATTATTTCCCCACGAATCCTTTTCCACACTGATCCGCGATATGGTGTGTGGTCGGTCCTACAAAGGAATTTTTCATAGCAATTCCGGCTGCAAAATCTTGCAGCACCTTGCCTTGCTGTTGACACGGCAACACGGAACTTTGCATCACATTCATAGCATGAGCGCTCAATGCTCTTATGCTTATTCCTGCACTGGACAGAGCAATAAACTTCCTTGCTTTCGCGCTTCGCTACTTTGGACTTTATTCTGAAAAACCTCTGCTCACAACATGAGCAGGTAAGCTCTACGTTGCCTCTGCGCTTAATTTTTTCAAGAGAAATAGCGCCATTCACCCTACGGGAACAGCGTGAGCAATTTACTGCCAAATTGTCAGAGCGAACACTTTCCACTATTCCGCATATGCCGCAAATTCGCGTCTTGATGGTGCGCTTGCGAACCATCACCATTCACTTTCTTTGTCATAGACCAGCTTGACCGGCTTAGCCTCGTTGTCGAGGCCCCAAGCCTTACGCTCGGCGTCCTGAATGATTTTGAGCGTTTCAGAGGTGATCTTGGCAACCTTGGCCTCATCGAACGCATCCTTGACGTCTTGGATTTTTAGAGCCTTGTAAACGCGCGCCCGCGCGCCATCCAGTTCGCGCCGATGACGCTCAAGGATCTTGGCGCGCATTTCGACCGCCGTATCAACCATGGCAGATGCGGGAGGCGGCGGGATAGCCGGGGCGTTGGGGTGTTCAGGCGGCGGCGCAGAAATGGCAGCTTCCATTTGCTCCGCTTCGGCCACGCGCTCGTCGGCGCGCGAGTAAGCCCGCTGCCGGACAACCTGTTCTGCGCCCTGTTGCTCTTTCAGCTTTTTCCAGCCCTGCGCCTTTACGTGCTTAGTGACCTGCACCTTCGACACGTTGAGCATCCGGGCGAGCGCTGCTTGAGTCAGCGTAGGGTCGGCCTCCCAAAGCGTGCGCGCCCGAAGCCAATCAACGGGCGCTTTGCGCTGCCCTGTCATCACTCACGACTCCTTACCGGGGCCGCAACACGAACCAGCGGCGGCTTGCGCTCCACCTTTCGTTCACGAACCAATACTTCTTGGGGAGTTGTAAGGGAAATGTTGGGATTGCGGAAGCACTCAAAGGCAGCGCCATGATTCCGCACTTCCACGCCGCACCAGCAGAGCGAGGCCGGTTCCCCGACAGCCGAGGAACCGCATTCAGCGCAGCGCACGACAACCGTGTCATCAAGATTCACCCGGCGCATCACGCGCCCCATGCAGTTGCGGCAGGCATGGTCGGTGAACTCCCACCCCATGCTTATCCGCTTGCGGCGCAGCTTGGCAGGCGCACGAACAGTTTCGAGGCTATCGAACAAGCTGTCCTGCATCAGGTATCCCCCTTGACCACAGAAGCGCCGATCCAGCCGAACGAGACAGATTTGTCCTCAAGCCGCAGGACGGAAAGCACAGCTTCAATGCGCGAGGTGACGCGATCTAGCCGGCGAACCCGCATAGCGACTTCTTCGCCAACCTGACACGCGATCAATGCAGGGGCTACAGGCTTCGCGTGAATCGGCTTGCCGCCTTTCGCGTTTCGGCCTTTCAGGAACTCGATTTCGCGGTTGTAGCAGCCCACACAGAGAGACTTACGAATGAGCCGGGTTGCTTGTTTTTGGCAGCGAGAGCAAGTCATGGTGCCGAGGAAGCGCGAAGATGACGCGGTTGTCACCGATACACCAGCATGAGAAGCGCCGACCTCGCAGCTACGACATGCTATGCGAAGGCCATCACGCAAACCCTTGGGCGACATGGCTTCGCAATAGAGGCCCGCACAAGCCTTGGTAGAAAGCAGTTTGGCGACGCCAAAAGGGCAGCGAAAATACTGCCCCTGCACCCCACTAATTGACTCGTAAACAACCTCCACCATCACCCGCCATACGCCATTAGTTGATTGACTACATTGTTGACTTCCTCCTTCGAGCGAAAATTAGCCTCGCGAAGGATCTTTTCCCAAACCACATCGAGAACAGCGTCATAAACTTCACGGAAGGCAAACTCATCGCACGATGCGAACGAAATCGACTTGGCTCGCAGCTTCACCGAACCATCAATGCAATATGACGCCTCGTAGTGCGAGGCCAAAATCAATACATCTTCTCTGAACCGCTCAAAATCCTTACGGATAGGCTCACCTTTCCACAGCTTTTCGCCCTTCGGCTCCCACATATCGAAAGCAAGCTGCAACAGCGAAAAAAACAGGCGGTGAAACTTGATTGAGCGAGCCTTTTTCGTCTCGACCCAAGCGCCACCGCCAGCCTTCAAAGAGGCGATGAACTTCTCGGCATTCGGATCAGCAGGGACCAAACAATTCCCCTGCCCCTTGGCGAACATGCACTTCACCGGCTTTTCTCCGCTTCAAATGACATGACGATGGACTTGAGCGCGGGCGTGCGAAGAACCTTAATCAGGTATTCGGTGCGCGGGTTGCCGTACATGCGCCGCCAATCGGCCACCAGCGCAATCTTGGCCCGATCGTCAGGGACGCTCATCGCATCCATCACGCGATCTTTCAGGAACCGGCGATGCAGCCATAGTTCCACGGTCCAGCGCGCTTCCCTATCCACATCAGCGGCAAACTTGGGCTTGGACCACTTTCCTTCAAAACTGTTCCTCAATTCTTTCACGGCGTCCTGATACATCGCTTCGGCCCTATGGTCCCAAGTGATGCCGGGAATCATTTCGCGCGGCACAGCCCCAGAGGGCTGCACACTGGCGGCTTCGCTGAATCCGAACAGATCATCCACGGCCTTGATCCGCATTCCTGCGATAGCTGTCCCACGAGAAAAGGACGCAGCGCCCGCCGTTCTCGCGCAGGCGGTCCATGATCCGTTCACCGAGAAACACCCCAACCTCTTCAAGGGACAGGTTGGAGAGGATCAAGGTAGGCTTGCACGATTCATACCGCTCATTAATGAGGTCAAACAGCATGTTGCGTTCAAAATCGCTGCCGAACTGAACGCCGACTTCATCAAGGATCAGAAGGTCCGGCTCGACCATCAGGCGAATGGCGTCCGTTTCGCTCTCCTGCGCGCCCTTCGACCACGTATCTTTGACCCGGCGCACCGCACGAATCACGGTCGTAAACATCACCTTCCGGCCATTGCGAATAAGGCACTGGCCGATGCCAGCCGCCAGATGCGTCTTGCCGGTGCCCGGCTTGCCAAGGAACATCATGGAGCGACCCGTTTTCATCGCTTCATCAAACTCATTCGCGTAGCGCACCGCGCTCCGAAGCGCCCGCTGTTGCTCCGGCGTTTCAGCGGCAAACGAATCCAATTCCTTGCCATGGAAACGGTCAGGGATGCCGGAGCCACGGATGCGCCATTGCCAGCGGGACAAATCCGATTCCCTGCGCTTGAGCGCTTCCGCTTCCGCTTTGGCGCGCTTGGCCTCCTCATCGCAGGAAGGGCAACCAGTCCAGATCGAACCGATCCAGTTTTCAGCTTCAAATTCGCCGTGCTTCTCGCAATGGCCGGGGCGCTTGTTCGGCGTTGTGTGGATCAGAGAAGAAAGGTCATTCATGGTCAGAAACTCCCATCCGGGTTCACGCCACGCGAATAATCAATGTCATCGAACGAGGTCCGATGCCCCGGATGACCTTTTGCGGAACTGCCAGCCCTTGCTTTCGGGGGAAGGGCAGCAGCAAGCCATTCGAGGGGCTGCAAGGGCTTGGCGCGGAGGCATTCGCGGAGAGCATCGACCACAGCCTTGTCGCCATGGGTTTTACGCAACCCACCGAGAAATGAGCGAGCATTGCGGTCGGGCGTGCCGGCGTTCACCAGCAAGGGGACGCCATACCCAAAAATGACTTCCGCAGGATCAGCCGTTTTTGGCTGCGAAGCGCCCGTTCCGGTAGGAACGGAATCTTGGTTACTGGTTACTGGTGTCTGGTGAGCTTTCTCTTGGGTTTCCTGATTGGAAGCGGATAGAAACCCTTGGGTTTTTTCTGGGTTCGCACCAGCTTCTGCAATAGGTTCCTTTTTTGGCCTTCCGCCTTTCTTCCCGTTTTCCTTTGCTGCCTCGGATTTGCGGCGATATTTGGCAATCTCGGTTTCCGCTCGGTTGTTGATCCAGATGCTATCGGAAAGCTGAAAAAACTCTTCCAGCACCACATCGACAGCCTCTTTCTCTTCCTTGGAGCGCGCGCGCGCAACGCGATGGGCCTGCGATGCAGGGATGCCAGCTTCGGTAGCGTAATAGCGGTCCAGAAGCAGGTTGTACGCACCATGCTCCATCACCGAGAGGTGCGCCGTGTCCTTGGCGTAATCCCCAAGGTGCCTCTCGTAATAGTTCATTTCGCACAAACCTCCCACAGCATCATCGCGCGGGGGTGCGAACCGAGGCCCTTGGTGATGCGATAGCCAGCCTTCACGATCAGGCCGTCACGCGCGGCATCCATGATGACCACGCTCCATTTACGCGGATCGTTGGGCTGGGGAAAGCTAGCCGGGAGGGATGAACGAAAATCCTCGCACAGGAAAGTTTGCCCGCACCGCTCGCTGATGAAGGCTAAAAAGGCCTTGTACGCAGTCGCGCGCCAGTTCTTTTCCTCTGGCGGTTCGGTGGAGGGTGCAAGCGCATCAAATCCCGGAAATTGGCGGTTTTTGGCTTGCGCTGTCCAAGGTTGTCCGCTATTGTTCTTATCACTCATTGGCGTCATTTCCTTGCTTAGACGAGGGTGAGCAGAAGCCGCGAGGTGTTGGTTGCACCTCGCGGCTTTGTTTTTATTTGAGAGGTAAACTTTGCGGCGTCAACTGGTCAACGCAGATGCGACACCAGTTATTCACCGATGCACTCCTTCTTCCACCCGCCGCCATCTTTCTTGGAAACCGGATAAACCACGCTGAACATGAACGGGTAGGTTTCGGCGGCGACCTTCATCTTCACGCGCGCGTCCTCGGTGAACACGCGCGGGCCACCCTTCACATCGACCATTTCCAAAAGGCCGTCCCTGCGAAGGACGGCGTAATCAACAGTCAGAAAGGTGTTGTCCGCCAGCCTTAGCTTGATGCCCTCAAAGCGATACCAGAGAATTTCCCCGGCGTGCAGGCACGGCTTGAGGTACTGGTCCTCGTATGCCTGTTCCGTCTTGTTCTTTTGCCCTTTCGGGAGACGGCCAAGGGCATAGAGACGGCGGTTCACCCTTGCGCTTCGGCAGCCTGTTGCCGCCGGACCTCGCGCGCCAAGCGCTTTTGGGGATTCGCCAAGCCTTCCAGCGTCAGTTCCCCATCGCTGGCGGCGATCAAGCGTTGCGCCATCCGAACGGATGGCACTTTGCTCGGCATATAGTTGAGTTGCAGGAGATAGGACACCTTGGTCCCGGCCCGCTCTGCGAGGCGACGGAACCCTTCGGTCCCATGCTTGATGAAGAAGTCGTTGATCGTACCCATGCGTGCACTTTACCTTGCAGCGTAACCATGGGCAAGAGAGGCGATGAAATTTATCTCTTAGGGCAACCTTGGGGCGTCCCCATGTTGTCAATTGCACAAAAAATTGAGACAACCCGTTCCGCAGCGATTACCCAATCGGTAATGTTTGTGGCAAAATGTAGCAATTGGCCGCGCTACCGGGGGGGAGATGGAGACGCGCGAAATCCGTTTGAAGAACCTTCTTGCCTTGAGCGACAAGCATCGAAAAATCATCGATTTTTGTCGAAAGGTTGAGATGAACCCCAGCTATTTTTCCCAGATCAAGAGCGGGAAGAAAGCTATCGGGGATGAGATCGCGCGCAAACTTGAGCGCAAACTTGGCCTAGATCGAGGCTACCTCGATACGATTCATGACGGCGCACAAGCGCATGGATCGCCCGTTGCCGGGGAAGTCATGGCAGCGGCTTATTCGATGCAGATGCTACCCGCCCCTTTGCGTGACCAGTTAAGCAGGCTGATCCACCAGATCGCCGCGTATTGCCAGCAGACCCCGCCGACCGGCGGTTTCGATGTTGGGCCATTTGATATTGCCTTCGAGGAAAGCAATGGCAGTAATCGCGTTCAAAAGACCCGGCGGCGCGGCTAACCAGAAGCCGAGAGCCGTTTTTACGCTCCACCGTGACGGCACCGTGCGCGCCGTCATCACCTGCTCATCAGATGCAGCCGAGCGCTATCAGCTTTACCTAGCCGTTCGCAATTCGATCCGCGAAATATTCTATCGGCACACTGGCCTCCGATAGGCGTTCGCCTAGTTCATTGACGTCGAACGGCTGGCTGAACTTCATCAGCGCAATCTCGACCTGATCCAGACGCAGCATAAAGGGGATCGCTAGATCCGCAGGGATCGTGCCGTCCAGACGGGCGCCGCACGTTCCGTCACCGTTCGCGCTGACAACCAGCGTGGCTACCACATCAGTCTTGCTCACATCGTTCCTTCGGACGAAAGGTAGGATTTTACCTGACTGGATAGGACTTTTCTAGGATTTGACGTATTTAGCGCCTAGGGCATCAAAAGTGCTGGACTTCTTTACTCGCGGGGTATAGGCTTTAGCCATCAGATACATGGTGACGCGCCGCCACCCCGAAGCCCGACAAGCGCGAAATAGGGCACTCGAAGGAAGTCCGCATGAGCAACGCTCTTACGTCCCTGACAGCCAAGCTGGCGAAGTCGCTTGGCATAGAGGACGGCAGCAATCTTATCGACGCACTCAAGGACACCGCGTTCAGGTCCGAAAGGGAAGTGACCGACGCGCAGATGATTGCCTTGCTGGTCGTCGCCAATCAGTATGACTTGAATCCTTGGACGAAGGAAATCTACGCCTTCCCCGACAAGAAGAACGGGATCGTGCCTGTTGTCGGCGTCGATGGCTGGAATCGCATCATCAACGAGCACCCGATGATGGACGGGATCGAGTTCCGTCAGTCCGAAAGCATGATCCGTATGCCCGGCGCGCTTGTTGACGCGCCGGAGTGGATCGAATGCGTGATCTATCGTAAGGATCGCAGCCGTCCGATTGTGATCCGCGAATTTCTGGACGAGGTTTACCGGCCTCCATTCGAGGGCAACGGGAACCGAGGCCCTTACAAGGTCAATGGGCCGTGGCAGACGCATACCAAGCGTTTCCTGCGCCACAAGGCCGAAATCCAGTGCGCCCGCATCGCATTCGGCTTCACCGGCATCTTCGATCAGGACGAGGCCGAGCGGATTGTCGAAGCTGAATTTCGTGAGGTTGGCGAACAAAAGGCGGTTGCCATGCCGAAGGCGCGTGGCAAGGCCAAGGATCAGCCTAAGGAAATTGAGCACCAGCCGGACGATGGCATGCAGATCGGCGGCAATGTCATCGAAGGCGACGCGCGCGAAAAGGTGAGCGCCGAGCGTAACGAGGCAGGCGGCGAATCCCAGAAGCGGGAAGTTGTTGGCGGCGACCCCGCTTCTCCGGGGATGCTGGCTTTCATCCGCAACAAGGCGCAGGAAAAGCAGATCGCTTGGGAAAAGGTGGCCAGTGAATTTGGCATCGACACCCTTGACGGCATCGACACCGCAACGGCAAACAGCATCATCGCTTGGGTCAAGGCGCAGTAATGCTTACTTTCGACGAGCCAAGCCATACGTATCGGCATGGGGGGGATTTAGTCCCCTCCGTGACCCAGATCCTCGGCATGATGACTGACCTTTCCTGCATTCGAGAGAGCATTCTCGAATATGCAAAGACGCGCGGCCACGGCGTCCACCTTGGTTGCGAACTTTACGATCAGGATGATTTGGATTGGGATTCGGTCGGCGCGGAACTGCGTCCTTACATCGACGCATGGGCCGACTTTCGCGCCAAGACTGGCTTTGTCCCAATCCAGATCGAGCAACGGGTCTTTCACCCGCACTTGCGCTATGCCGGCACGCTGGACCGTTCTGGAATTTTTCAGGGCGAATTGTCCATCATCGACATTAAGGCGGTGGCCAGCATGTATCCCACTACCGGGATGCAGACTGCCGCATATGCCGAGGCTATCCATGCCGGTGATCCGAAAGCACCCAAGCACACCGGGCGCTATGCGGTGCAGCTTCTCCGCACCGGCAAGTGGAAGCTGCACACCTATAGGGACAGGACCGATTGGCCGGTCTTTGTCAGCGCACTCACCCTCATGAATTGGGCGCACCGCAACAACCACAAGGTCGCTTACGAGCCAGCAGTAAAGGAAAGAGCATGACGACTCCTAATGCCATCGCCAAGATTCCCGCGAAAGAACAGCTTGAAGCGGAAGCGAATCCCATCCTGACGACCGCGCAGTCGTTCACCATCGACAGCCCCGAAATGTATGAAATCGCGGGCGAAGAACTTCGCGCCATCAAGGCCAAATACAAGACGCTTGAAGATCGCCGCAAGGCCATCACCGGCCCGATGGACAAGGCAAAGAAAGAGGTCATGGACCTTTTCCGCAAGCCCCTCGAAACGCTGGAAAAAGCGGAAGCCGCTCTCAAGGGGACCATGCTTACGTACAGCCGCGAACAGCAGCGCATCGCGGACGAAAAGCGCCGCGAAGCCGAGAAGGCAGCCGAGGAAGAACGCCAGCGTCTTGCCGCCGAAGCTGCCGAGGCCGAAAAAGAAGGCGACATTGCCGGGGCCATCGCCATCCAGACCGCCGCGACCATGGTCACCGCCTCGGTTCCCGAAGTGCAGCAGCAGACGAAACTGGCAGGAATCACCACTACCACGCGCTGGCGTGCGGAATTGGTGGACAAAGCCGAATTTGTCCGGCACGCCCTCGAAACCCCCGAATTTTGGGAATGCGTCCAGATCGACATGAAGCCGCTCAATCAGATGGCGACGGCGCTCAAGGACAAGCTGAACATTCCGGGCGTCAAGGCTATCCCGGTCGAAGGCATTTCGGCCCGGTCGTAAGGAGGAAGAAAAATGGCAGGTTCACTCAATCGAGTGCAACTGATTGGCCACCTTGGAGCGGACCCGGAAGTCCGCTCCTTTCAGGGTGGCGGAAAGGTTGCACAGCTTCGCCTCGCTACAAGCGAAAGCTGGACTGACAAGCAAAGCGGTGAGCGCAAAAGCAAGACTGAATGGCACACGGTCCAGATTTTCAATGAAGGCTTGATCGGCGTCATCGAAAAATACACGCGCAAGGGCAGCAAGATTTTTGTCGAAGGGCAGCTTCGCACCCGGAAGTGGCAGGACCAGAGCGGCAATGACCGCTACTCGACCGAAATCTGCATCGCCAATTTCGGCGGGCAGGTGATCCTTCTCGACCGGCGTGAAGGCGATGAAAGCGGCGGCGGTGATCGCAGCGAAGGGCGCGGCGGCTATGGTTCCAGCACCCAACGCGGCCAGTCGGGCGGCGGAAGCCAGCAGCGCGATAGCGGCGGCTGGGGGCAAACCAGTGGCAGCGGTGGAAGCTGGGGCCAGACGGGCGGCGGCGGATTTGGTGATGATCTTGATGACGACATTCCCTTTTGATTGAGGGGAGCGTGGCCTCTTAAAAAAACACGTAATTCTGTTTTGCAAGGTTTGGTTGCATGAACGAAAGATGGAGACTAATTCCCGGCTACGGAGAAAACTATGAGGCTTCATCCTTTGGGCGAATACGCTCCAAGGACAGAGAGGTTGAGAAGTTTTCCGCCGTTGCTGGGAAAGTAGTCAAACAGCACTACAAGGGAAAGGTCTTATCTCCATGTAAGGGAGATAAGTATGGGCACCTCGTTGTTCATCTTGGGGTAAATCGACAGCGGTTTAACGTCCATATAGCCCGCCTTGTTCTTTTAGCTTTTAAGGGGGAGCCGCAGGATGGCGAGCAGGCGTGTCACAACGATGGCGACCCGTCCAACAATCGTCCTGACAACCTTCGCTGGGGCACTCAAGCAGAAAACAACCGTGACCGTCTAGAGCATGGTCGTTACTTGCATGGCGAAGCGCATCGCATGGTCAAAATAGGTAAGAGAGACGTAGTCGCTATCCGCGAAAGCAATGAAACAGGGATAGCACTGGCCAAAAAGTATGGAATCAGCACGACGCAGGTGTCGCGCATAAAAAATGGAAGAAGTTGGGGACATGTCTAAGCGTGGAAGTGCCACCGCAGCAGAAAAGCGGCACATGGGGCGAGTAGCGGACTTGGGTTGCGCCCTATGCGACCACCTTGGGTTTGACGCAACTCCTGCTGAAATTCACCATCTGCGAACAAGGGCTGGCGTCGGGCGCAGGGCAAGTAACTATGACGTCGTCGGTCTTTGTCCAGAACACCATCGCGGCGACACCGGCCTTCACGGTATGGGCCGCAGAGCATTCGAGCGCGAGTACGGCATCACCGAACTCGAACTCCTTGAACTTACCAAGCAGAAGTTGGAGCAAACCTATGGAAACTGAAAATCAGCAGCCGCAATTGAGTGCGGAAGTCATTGCGAAAGCGACGGATGAAACGGTGCGTATCGCGGGTTTGATTGGCAATGCCATCGGCGGCGAAAGCACAACCTATGCGTTCCCCGCGCTTATCGGGGTTGCGACTTTTTTCGCTACGGAATTTCTGCAAGATGAGGGCGCGCGCAAACTCGCCGCGCAATTGTTTTTGAGCAACGCCGTGAACGCAGCCTTTACGGTCGGCCTGACCGATGAAGAATTGCGCGATGTGATTGTTGAAGGGCAGCGCAGCGCCGACTTGCACAAGCTGGGGGAAATGGTCTCCACCAAGCGCGCCGCAGCGGAGGAAGCCGCCAATGGGTAATCTGCCCCTCAAGGTGAAGCGCCTTCACCCCGACGCCAAGATGCCCGTCTATGCCACGCCGGGGGCAGCGTGTTTCGACCTGCACGCCATCGAAGGCATTTTCATTGCCGGCGCCAATCGGGCCGCCCCGAATACCGGGCTGTTCCGCACCGGCCTCGCCTTCGAGGTTCCCGATGGCCATGTGATGCTTGTTTTTGGCCGCAGCGGGCACGCCTACAAGCATGGCCTCCGGCTCGCCAACTGCGTCGGCGTGATCGACAGTGATTTTCGCGGCGAGGTGATGGTCAAGCTGACCTGCGATGCGTCGCATGGCCAACCCATCGCAAGCGGCGAGCGCATCGCGCAGGCGATGGTCATCCCGGTCCAGCAAGTGGCCTTCATTGAATCCGAAGAACTGTCCTCGACCGCGCGCGGCGAAGGCGGTTTCGGCAGCACCGGCAAGTAAGGAGCGATTCATGACGATCTACTATCGAGTCGATATTGCGACCGGCATCACCACCGAAGAACAGAAAACCGGCTTCTATTCCAAAAGCCCCGAACTCAATGTCTCTGTTTTCAAGGGCCTGCGCGCAGCCAAGCGCAAATTCGATGAACTGTCCAAGGCGGAAATCGCGCGCCTCAAGGACATGCGGAAGAAATTCAAGGCATTCAAATTTCGCGATAACGTCATTGAATCCACCACCGCCCATGCCGGCGATGTGCAGGATCATGGCACGGCATGATGATGCGCCGGGGCTGCGAACCTTGACGCTGCGAGAGGCAGCGCAAAGGCTAATCGCCAGCCCCGGATTTGTTGCCAAGCTGGCGCGGGAGGGCGACCTCCCCGCCTGCAAGGTAGGCCGGGGCTGGGTATTCCGCGAAAGCGATGTTGCCCGCTACCTCGATAACCGAATTACCGCCGCGCAAGCCGCGCGCCGCATCATCGCCAACAAGCCGGGCCGAGCGCGCCGCAAGCTGCCGGCACTGGTTTGATGTAAGCGAAAAGGCCCTTGACGATCATCAAGGGGCCTTGTTGTTACCAGACGATCACCAAAGCCGGTCTGATAGATCGCTTCCGCGCAGGTTTGTGTATCGGCGCAGGACACGCGGGTCTTTGTGGCCTGTGATCCGGCTGATCGACACCGGATCGAGAGTCGTTCGCTCGAACAAGCGGCTTGTAGCCTCATGGCGCAGGTCGTGAAAGTTCAAGCCATCACAACCGGCGGTATCGAAGATGCGCGTCCATTGTGACGAAATGCGGGTCGATGTTGACTTGAGAGCCTTCACCGCCAGATCGCCATCCCAGATCGAGGGAAAGGCCCGCCCGCCGGGCGGGATTCGCGCAAGATAGGCAGGGGCCAGCGCGCGCACAACGGAACTCATAGGCACCGCGCGCTTATCCCCGTTCTTGGTTCGGTCGAGAAAAATCGTCCGCTTCTCAAGATCAATCTGATCGACAGTCAGCGTGAAAATTTCCCGCATCCGCATGGCCGTTTCCAGAGCGAGGTCAAACATGAAGGCCAGTTCCGCCCGGCGGGCGAACCCCGGCGGCGGCTGCCGCGTCTTGCTTTGCCCGGCCAGCACGGCGCGAATCCGATCTTCTTCACCATCTTCCAGCCGCCGGTCGCGCTCCACATCATCGCGCTCAATCCCAGCCTCCTTTACGTCTGCCGAGGTATAGGAGGAATAGCCCTTGGGGAGCATCCGAAGGGGATTCACAGCCAGTTCCGGGTGGCGCTTGCCACCCCAATCGAAGCACCGGGCCAGAACGCCCACGTAATGCCTGATGGTGGACGGAGAGAGCCGGTCCACGCGCTTCATGGCCGAAATCCAGTCCTCACACCAGCGATAGTCCACATCGGCCAGAGAGGCGCCCTTAACGCGCGCTGCGAGCGCCAGCAGCATATGGCGGTCAGATTCCGAGATTGGCGCTTCATCGCCCCATTTATCTACAAGCTGGTCAACCGACCCCACCGCCTTCACCGCAAACTCCGGCGGGATTATTCCCTTGTCGAGCATCGCTTCCAGCTTGGCGCAGTATTCCTTGCCCTTTTCCAGATCATCGAAGGTCAGCGACAAGGGCTTGGGCAACAGGCCCTTGCGCTTCACCGTGAACTCATAAGAACCGCTTAATCGTTGCCGCCACGTTGCCATGTCAGTTCCTTATCCCACAAGAGTAACGCCCCACGAGCGGTTTTGACCGCCCCGGTAGGATTTTACAGGTTGTGAAACGCGGAAAGCTATAGCCCGCAGGTTCAGAAATGACGCTGTAGGCCGCAATAATGTGGTTTATTCAGGGAAACGAAACGATTTGCAATCCGTTCGAGAGTGAGGATTGGCGCGGGTTTCGGCGGATAAACCGCCCGGTCAACCATCCCGGCTTGGAGGCGCGACCCGGAATCGAACCGAGATAGCTGGATTTGCAATCCAGTGCATGAGCCATTCTGCCATCGCGCCGCGACGGCGATGGTATCAGAACATCAGGAGCAGCCCGGTTGGAACAAGCGCTGCGTACTGAATGATGATCACCCCCTGCGCGCCGTTCCCGCCATTGCCGGAAATCGAGCCAGAACCGCCGCCAGACGCCCCACCAGCACCGTACAGGCCACCGGAGCCACCAGCGCCGCCAAGGGTGCTGGAGCCACCTCCGCCGCCCCCTCCGCCGCCTGCACCAGCCGTGCCGCCCGCAGTCAGGGTGAACTCAGTACCAGCGCCACCCGTGCCGCCTGCGCCACCCGTGCCAGATGCGCCGCCGCCGCCGCCGCCGCCGCCGCCGTCCGCCCCGGAACCGCCAACCGCCGCATCAACGGTTGCGCCAACGCCGCCAGCCGCGCCCTTATAGGTTAGCCCCCCGTTGCCACCGCTGCTGCCACCAGAAAAACCAGCACCGCCGACACCGCCGCCACCACTTCCGTAACCGCGCGCACGAGAAACAACCGCAGCACCCGCGCTGCCAACACCGCGCAACGATGCAGCAGAACCGCCGCCAGCGCCGCCAGAACCTGTGCCTGTGGTCTGACCTGTGCCGCCAGAACCCCCGGAATAGACGGTGGTCCCGACGCTCGTCGAGGACAACCCACCGAACCCGCCAGTCGTTCCCGATGCGCCATTACCGGCCCTTGCCAAAGCACCGTTTGTGGACGAAATCGGGGCAGCGTTCGCGCTCTTGTTGAACCACGTGTCGCCGCCGTTGCCACCGGAACCGTTTGAAACAGATGCCCCAGCACCGCCCGCACCGACGTTGATGTAGCAGGACGACGAGCCCGGCGTCATGCCGCTGAGCGAAACAAGAGACTGCGCAAAAGCGCCGCCACCACCAGCACCGTTCGCGCCACTTGAACCATCAGCGCGGCGCGCACCGCCACCGCCGCCGCCGATGCAGGTGACGGAAGCCAGCGACTGCGTGTCAATATCGGGAGGAAGCGTCCACGTTGTGCCAGACGTCAGGATGATCGTCTTGAGCGTGCGCACCGTGTAAGTGATGATGATCGCGCCTTGCGCACCAGCACCGCCACTGGCACTGCTCCAGCCGCCGCCGCCGCCGCCGCCGCCGTACAAGCCGCCATTACCGCCAGCAGCGCCGCCATCCCCTGCCCCAGCACCACCGCCACCGCCGCCGCCAGACCCGACATAAGCGCCAGTGGACAGAAGCGTGTCAGTTCCGCTGCCGCCATTGCCACCCGGATACGAAAAGTCCGAAACGGAATCGTAACCGCCGCCCGCGCCGCCGCCACCATTTGCACCGGCTCCGCCAGACCCGCTTGCGGAACCAGCACCGCCAGCAGCGCCAGAAAAGGTTAGGCCACCGTTGCCGCCGGTATATTGGTCCGCAAACACAAAACCATTGCCGCCAACGCCGCCACCGCCTGAACCTGCGTTAAAGGATGCACCAGCCCCAGCAGAGCCACTACCGCCATTTCCAAGAATGCTGCCAGCAGCGCCGCCGCCGCCGCTCGCGTTACCGCCGCTACCACCACTCGACTTAATTTGGCCAACACCAGAAGCCGCATTGCCACCAGCGCCACCAACACCAACTGTTGTGTTGCCACCAGTGCCACCACGCGCCACCGCGCCATCAGTCGTAAACGAAGGCGCGGTATTTGCAGACTTGTTGAACCACGTATCGCCGCCGCTACCGCCGTTTGAGACAGAGTTGCCCGCGCCGCCGCCGCCGCCAATTGCGTAATAGCAGACCGAAGAACCGGGAGTCAGGCCATTGAGCGAAATTTGCGAGCGCGACCATCCGCCGCCGCCACCGCCACCGCCCGCAACGCCGCCACCGCCCGCACCGCCGCCGATGCAGGTGACAGTGAAGCTCCCAGCCGGGTCAAGGTCGAAGGGAACTGGCCATGCCGTCCCGGACGTCAGGAGGACGGTCTTGGTCGCCATCAGCCAGCACTCGGCGCGACGAAGTTCGCACCGTCATAGACCCAGCCCATGTTGCAGTCCTGCCCGTTCATCACTTCGACCAGAAAGCAGCCATCCGGCACAGGGTCAGAAGGAAGCGCAACGATGATGTTGACCACGACATTGTCCGCAGACTGGACAACCGCGCACCGTGCCTCGACAGGATCAGCCACAAATCACCTCCACGTTACGGCTGCGTGATGACGCCGACGACGTCCCAGAACGAATCCGCCGCATTCCAGATGCAGCCGATATAGGTCCACTTTCCTGCCGTCGTTGCGGCAGGAAGGGAAACCCCGCTCATGGCCCGATAGCCGCCCGACGAAGTCGTCCAAGTGAGCGCCCGCGAGGTTCCGTCGTCCTTGATGCGCAACATCAAGCGCTGCCCATCGGTGGGAATGCCGGATGGAACCGCTATGCTCGCCGCCACCGCCAGACCACTCAGAATGAATTGATCCGCATTATCGCCAGTCGGCGTGATTATCGAGTTCGATCCGGTCGTTAGTGCGCGCGGGGTGACGCGCTTGTTGGTCACGGTCTGGCTGTCGGTCGTCCCGACAATCGCACCGGACGGAAGCGTGGGCTTCCCAGACAGGTCGGCATAGGCACCGGAAGTCGCGACCGCAGCGAGGCCGGTCACGATGGCCGCTGCGACCCGCTGGGCAGAAGCGAACGTGATGACGCCAGTCATCGTTCCGCCCGACTTGTCCAGCTTTGCGGCCAGCGCGTTGGTCACCGTGGTGGCAAAGTTCGCGTCGTTGCCCAGCGCCGCCGCCAGTTCGGACAGCGTGTCCAGAGCAGCGGGGGACGAGTTCACCAGCGATGCCACCGCGCTTGAGATCGCGGCATTCACAGCAGTGGTCGTCGGACGCGCCAGCAGCAGCGTGTCGACCAGCGTTAGCCCGGCAACAAGACGAAGCACGTCATCCGACAAATTATTCCCGGCGTTAGGAAGCGGGATAGCGAAGTTCGTCGTCTTGTTGTCGATCATTGACCATTACTCCTCCGGTCAGACGACCAGCACGCGCAGGTTGCGCGCCTGCGGGCGATACTGCGACGAACCACTCAGGTCGATTTTGGCTTGGAACAGCGTCTTGGTGAGCAAGGCCGATTCATAGGTCAACTCGACCCAGCCGTCCTGCATGATCTGCGAAGCGGTCTGCGATAGCGCCGTCCAAGAACCATCGGTCGTGCCCTTGCCAGACACTGCAATCGAGGACGAGCCCGGAAGCAGCACTTCGATAATGACCCTCAGCTTGACGCTGGTGCCGCCCGGAATCGCACGCGAAACGTAAGAGCCGGTGGAACTGATGACGCCCCACACCAACTGCACGTCGCGGTGCAAAATCGGCGCGGCAGAAGTGGTCCCCTTCAACTCGGCGGACACGGTGACGTTGCCGGTCACCGGAGACGCAAGCTGCACTACCTGATCGGCCACCACGCGCTGCGTCGAGCCATCGGGAAGCTGCAGCAGGAACGTGCAGTCGGTCGCGCTCGACGGGTTTTCGACGTTGGCGCGGATCGACAGGTCCGTAGCCCCGGTCACCGCGACCGTTCCGAGCGACACCGTCTTGGTGGTTTCGGTGAAGGTTGCCGCGTAGATGCGGAACGTCAAATCCTCGGCTTGGTGAGCGGTCCACGTCGAGGCGTTCGACGAGGAAAGCAGCACGCCAATCTGGTAAGGCTGCTCCGTCACCCACTTGTGGTTGACGTTGTCGAACTCGCCCAGAACCGCAGTCGCGCAAGCGGTCGTGGCATCATCGGTGAGCACGACCATCGCGTATTCGACGCCGCCCTGCAGGAACACCGGGTTCGAGAAGGTGAAGATCGTTTCGTCGCTCAGGCTGATGGCGGACGCAGCCAGCCGGGCCGAGGTGAGAACGGTCTGGGTCGGAACGCCATTGCTGGTTTCCCGAATCTGGACCTCAACGGGCTTCGTCCCCTTGGCTGTAAACCACAGGCCGATTGCCTTGACCTGCCGCGACGATGGAAGCGTGAAGGTTTCCGCCAGCGGGTCAATGAAACGCGGAGCAAGCTGCGTGACCACCGTGCGAGTGGTGATCTGGTCGATCCCCTGCCCGACGTAGGTGGCCGATGCAGTGGTGCCATACGCGCCATTGAACACAACTAGTTTCGAGCCGACCGGCACGTTCGCAGGAATCGTAAACGATCCGGAAACCGCGCCAGAAGCGTCTGCCGTGTAAGCCGCCGTCAACAGGGTGATTCCGTCGAACGTGATTGTCGAGATCGGCTCGTTCGGCGCAAAATTGGTCAGCGAGAAATTGATCGTGCGGCTGCGCAGGAACATCGACGGGAGACTGGAGACAGTCGCCAGCAGGTTCGAGCGGTTGAACCAAGTCCACGCCCCGGCAATCAAGCGAGTGATCGGGCTGGACCACACCGTGTTGATGTTGACCCAGCGATCCAGCGACGGATCGAGCGTTGCCACCGCCGGAAGCGGGGCGAACGCCATGTAGGGGTTTACCTTCTTGGAGTTGCTGCGCAGGATTTGCGAGACAACTGCCTCGGTGCTGGAGGCCATCGTCGAAGCGGTGCCCGGCGAACGGGAATCGCAATCGCTTGCCGAGACGGTAATCGGCAGCGCCAGCACGCCGTTGTAGATCGCAGCAGTCTGCGCAATCCCGGCGTCACGCTGGCTATCATCAAGAAACGGGTCGGTGAACAGGCCCTTGAGCGCATTGGCTTCACGGCTGTGGACGTTCGACTCCAGCCCCTGCTGGGCTACCAGCCCAAGCACGTGGTCGATCCGCGCATTGATCGCGGCCAAGTCCTTCATCGGGACCACGCGCACGCCGTCATTGTCAATCGAGCGATTCGCGTCCCAAGTCTGGGTGATCGTCGCCAAAGGCAGCAGCGAATCCGGGACCATCGGGGCCATCGGATTCGCGTTGGCCGACACCCCCTTGATGAACACCACTTGTCCGTCGTCGGCCAAGCAGATGCGGTCGATGCGCGGCATGAACTGGTTGTACGACACGAGGATCAACGTGCCCGCAAGAGCGCCGGTCACGTACAGCCCGGACGCATCCACGCTGTCCGGGGTCACTGAGGTGATGTAGTTGTAGGTGACCGAATAGGTCGAGCCTGTGGCAGGCTCAGCACCCGCTGGGGACCAATCAACCGAGTTGCCGGTCAGCAGATAATCGGTCGTCGCCGCGTAAGTCGTTGCTCCCTGCGTGACAGAGACAATCGAGAGGACCGAAGCATCGGGAAGAACGTCAGACGCCCCGGAATAAGCCCCGTGGGTCAGCGTTACAGTCTTCTGCGCGGTGATCGTCGCCAGCACCACGTTTTTGACCGGATAGAGGTTCAAGTTGACGCGCTGCGATGACGTTCCGCTCGACAGATGCGGTTCCGTCTCCACGTACCGCAGGTCCGGGGCCGGGTCGATCACGACGCGACGCGAAGTGCTCAGCGTCACACCATTGCCGCGCACGCGAGCGCTGCCGTCGCTGATCGAATAGACCTGATTTGACCCGTCATCGGGCAGGATTTGGCAGTTCAGGCCAGCGACGACATACGTCCCGCCCGACGAGTCTCGGTCGTACCGGGCAATCGCCTGCGTCACCGAGTCGATCTGCGGCGGCGCTTCCTTGGGGCGAAGAATGCCTCCATCGACCGTGTAGACGGGGAAGAAGTCAGCCGTCGATCCGTCGCCATCCCAGCCCCACTGAGGCTCCAGCTTCAAACGCGCAGCCCCCGCACGGGCATAGTTGCGCAGGCCCACCGCAGGGTCTTTGAGGTCCGGGTCGTCGGTTTCGGTGACGACCGTCTCAATCAGACGGATGCCAATCGCAATGGTGCCGACCACCGGAATGGTGAACGTCTGCGGGGGGATGCCACGCACCGCGCCGCGCAGATAGATCGCACCCGAATTGCAGGTGGTCGCGCCGGTCGTCGGGTCCACCACTACCACGCAGTCGCGGATGATGCTGCCATCCTTGAACAACGAATCCGAAATCCCCTGCATGCGGTTCAGCGAACTCTCTTGGAGTTCGTTGAGTTCCGCGCTCTGCAGAACGTATCCGGCCCGGAACAGGTGCCGCTCGTAATTCTTGTTCGGGTCAAAGCGGCTGTAGTAGCCAGCAGGATAGTCCGTCATCAGGGCCTCACAGAGTCATGACAAATTCGAGAGAGACGCTGAAATCAGCCGTCCGCGTGATCTTCGCGAACCGCTCCAACAACAACATCACACCGGGGTCCAGCAGGTCGCTGGGGGCGAAATAGTCCTGACCAACCGGAACAGACGGTTGGAGCGTCGTGCCGATGAATACGCCCCCCTCGCGGATGGCCTGACCAACGGCATCGGTGTTCGCAAAATTGCAGCGAACGTAGAGCGTCGACGTCGGTACGGAAGAAACGGAAAAAGAGCCCTGCGGAACGATGATTGAGCCCGCCGGATCAGACTGCACAAACTGAATGAGCGAAGCCCGGCGGCGACCCGACTCGGCAACCAGCGCGGTGGCCGTCGTGGGCGCTTCCACAGGAGCCGAATCCCACGAGGTGGAGCCATTGCCCCAAGCCACCCAGACGCCAGCGGTCTTGATCGCCTGAGCGACAGCAGCCGAAGCAGATTGCACAAAGATCGACATAGAAAACCTCGCTCAGACTAGACCGATTGTTGTGTCACGACCGTCGAAACAAAACCCTTGTTCCAAGTCCTGTCATCCCAACCACCGGACCAGCTATATGGCACAAACAGGCCCAGCGGAGCAGAGCCAAAAATAAACTCAAGGTTGCCCTGTTGCGTCCAGACAAACGGAGCCGCAACGTCCGGGGAGTAGTCCGAAAGCGCCAGCGACGAACTGACCACGCCCGGCTCGAAATGCAGCCAGCCGATGTAATAGTGGGCGGTGATGCTCGACAGCAAGCCAACCCCAAAGTGAGTCGAGGCAAACGATGCAGGCGGCTGCGCAAGCTCACCCAGCAGAACGCAGCCAGCCGGTCGATTGCGGTTGATGATGTCGATGACCGCTGCGCGCTCAGCAACCGAAAGGCTTGAATGGTAAATGGGCTGCAGCACGTTCCACGTGAAGAACGAACCGTCCTGAAAATGGTCCTGATCCGACAGCGCCGATTGATTGAGTAGGAACAACTCGCGCCACGGCTCGCGGATCGTCACGTCGAACCCGGTCTGCGATTTAATTGCGTTCTGGATCGCAATCGCGTTCGAGCGAGGCTGAAAGACCTCGGCAATCATCCGTGCGCGATAGTTGTCATCAACTTCGCCGTTTTTGCGCGTGACGGCAAAGAACTCGCCCCAGAAATCGAGAATGTCGCTCTCGGCGGTTTGCAGATACAACTGCTGGATCGCCTGCTCGACGTTTACCTCGGCGTCGGTGATCTCCACGCCATAGGCATCCAAAAGCGCCCACAAGTCCGACTGGAAGGCGTGGATCGGGCGACCAGCGGGCTGCTTTTTGTTGCGATCAGGATTGAGCAGAATCCCCGCAGACAAGTTCACAAGGTCGGGATTCAGCGACAAAACATCGAACCCGTCTGCGGTGAGTTGCGCCGCCAGTTCACCGAGCGTGCCGGTGAGCGGATAGACCCGCTCAAACGTCGCCCCCGGATAAAGCGTCAGGCTGCGGCCATCGACGGACCAATTAAGAGTGGTGTCTTTCCACCACAAAACGTTGTTGAAATCGATTCCCAGCGCGGGAACGCTATCCGAATCGGTGTCCAGTCCGCTTCGGTAGAGGTGACTCGCAAGGCGCTCCCGAACATCGAGCATCGATCACACCTCAAGCTGGACCAAGATCGTCCCCGGAGTAAGGACGACATTGGCCGGGCACAAGTGATTCTCCGTCGCGCTCAGGCGGACAGAACGGATTCCGGGGACAGACAGAACCGCCGCAGACAAGTCCTCCACATACAAGGTTTTGCCAGCCACCACGCTGTTGATCACTCCATCCACCGCCGTGATGACGGCGTTTTTCAGGTCGGTGGTAAACGAATAGCCCGTCACCAGCGCGACTGTGACCGTCAGGTTGTAGGGTTCTTCGAACATTGGAGAAACCAGCGCATCCACCCCGGCAGGCCGATAGCCCGGCACGAACGCCTGCTGAACGGAGTCAAAATAGCCGTCGATAATTCTTTGCGCATCCGCGATCAGGGCGCTGCTGGCGATACCGCCCGAGCCATAGATGTAGACGTCGATGCGGCCCGGAACTTCGGAGGACGCCACGCGCGATACGTACTCGACCACACTGCCCGCCGGGTCGCGGACCACGGCGGTGGAAGCGGCATACTCCACAGACGGCACCGTCCCGCGCGCAATCGACTGAATGTAGGCCGCAAAGCGCGACATGCGCTCGGCTTCGGTTTCACCGTCCGAGCCCGACGTGATCGGCGTATTTCCGATGACCGCGCCGATTGGAAACGAAAACCCGGACACCGTGGTGATCGTGTTCGCATCGGTGTTGTAGATCGAGCCGGTGTCTGCTGCGTCAACGATCATGGACAGCGACGTCGAGCCGACAATCGCGGTGGTTGCGGCTTCCGACAAATAGCGCAGGCCCGTGCCCGGCGCGGTAAAGATCGTTCCCGCAGGGACCGTGAACGGATCGACAATCGGACCAGCGAAGTTGACCACGACAACGCCGCGCGCTTTCGTCGGTTCCAAGATGGCGAAGTTGAAACCCCGGTAGATCGCCACCGGGATCGCATCCATGATCCCGGCAAACATGCGCTGATACAGTTCTTCAATTTCAATGGCCGACGATTCCAGAATGGTGCGAACGACCGAGCCGACATTGAAATCGGTCACTTTCTTCTGGGTTGCTTTCGCCCGGTTAATCATCGAAGCGGTGATTGAGGCGAAATCTTTAAGCTGGAACATTTCACACCACCAATTGCAGGTCGAGAGGCTTTCCGGTGATCGGAACTACGGTCGCGTTGACTTTGATTTGATCGCCCAGAACAACAGCGGAGCAATACGGAACAGTATCCACACGCTCATCTTCCAGCAGGGCCGATTTGACATAGAACGCTGCGAGTTGAGAAGATGAAGGGCTATTTCCATTGCCAATCATTGACCGCACCCAGCAGCCGAACTCGGGATGAAAAGCCAGTTCTTGCTTTTCGGTGATGATGTGATGCGAGAGGGCTTGCGTCAGATTAGCAACGCCGGAGACAAGCATCAGATCGCCACCATCAACAACGAGGCGGCGGTTTTGAACCAACAGGTCTGCCCCATAGACATATGCGGGATCGGTGTCAGCAGAGACGAGCGAGGAAGGCGACGGGATGGCAATTTGGTCGCCATAGGCCAGAACGCCGCTGGATGCCGAGGCGGCAATATACGGTGGGCGCAGGCCATTGAGGACGATCAGGTCAAGCCAGTAAGACGCATCCCCCAACTCGCGCAGCGCAATCGCGCGCAAGTCATCGCCATAGGCGACCTCGGCATACCGGACGTTAGGGGCATAGTCCTCGTTCACGCCAAAACGACTCCCTTATTCACCGCGTCGAGGTGCGCCGAAAGTTCAGTGGACGACATAGGGGCCAGCGCGGGATCGGCTTGCGCCAGCTTGGAGAGAGAAGCGCTTGCATCGCTCGACACCGACACAGGCGGCTTGCTCAACGGCACCAGATCAGGGAATGGATTGGTCGTGTCGTAGGGCGAAATAGCGCTTCCCCCGCTGGTGGACGAGCAGAGCGAGGCACCATAGAGGTCCGAATAATTCGGCAGCATCTTGCGCGGCGAAAAAATGTTCGACAGGATGCAGAACACATTCTCGAACGCCGAGGCAACGCGCATGAACTGCGCTTTGATCGCCATGGGCAGAGCGATGATCGAATGCACCATTTGCGAGACATTTGCCGCCACGCGCGCCAAGCCAGTCGCTATGCCAATAACGGCATTAGCAACAGTTCGAGCAACGCTTGTCACCGAAGTCAGGATGGAGTTGACCGCCTTCAAAGCGGTGCTTGTCAGCTTCATCAAGGAAGCCACACCATTTTTCAGCGGCCCAAGGAAGTTAGAGATTTTCGCGTTGATTGCGCTTGTGATTTTCTTGATCGATGCAGCCAGCGATTCGAGAGCCGTTTGCTTCACGGACACCGACAGCGCGTTCGATTTCGCCGCCTTGAGCGCCGCAAGGGCTTGCTTCGTTTCAGCCACATCGTCCGAGATAAACGACAGGTTGATTTGATATTGCGCCAGCAAGGGGCGCGAGCGATTGCGCTTGAGGATGAAGTTTTGCGGAGCCACAACCCAAGTGAAGTCGTCCAGCGCATCCGCAAAAATCAGGCGAACCTTGTCAGGATCATGGCCGGCTTCCACCGCCTTGGCGCGCAGCTTGTGCCATTGATCGAATACCGTTGAATACAGCTTTTGAAACTCGGCCAGCCCATCGGGCCGGTCGCCAGCCCCCCAACCCGTATGACCGGCAATTTGGATCATGGGGATGCCGGGGCCGAAGCTGTCAGCCCAAGCGCCACCCAGCGTTTGCACGACAGAAAGCCGAGACGTATCGGTGCGGGTCAAATCCTCCGGGCGAATGACAAGCGGAACCTCGACCGGCGCGGTGCCGCGCGCCATGTCATGCAGGACAAAGCTAATCGGGCGAACGTCGCCTTTTTGGGAAGGAGGTGCCATGACGGCACATTGCAGTCACGACCAGCCTTAATCAACTCGGCTTGCCGGTCTTTCCGCCTTGCGGGTCGGTATGGTCATGATTGACCAAGCTAATGCCATTGGCCACCACATCATCGGTCACCGTGGCCCCGCCGTTAAGTTGCAGGTTCCCATTGAGCGTCAAGGTCGGCGTTGTGATCGAAGTCCCATTCGCCGCATCAATGGCCAGCGTTGCCGCCGAGTGAATCGCAATCGAGCCGTCAGGCGCGATGTTGAGCGTGGCCGCCCCGCCCGCCTGCGCGATATGGATATGGACCGCCTTGTCCGTGTTGCGCTTGATGGCCCAAATCTTGTTGTAATCCTTCCCAGACAGATCCTCATGCGCGGAATCGGTCCCGATGCGAACATAGGCCCCCGATGGGTGGAACAGTTCGGCATTGCCATCGGGATCGACCGAAAGGTAAACATCAGACGGGAACCGATGGATGCGCCGGCTCTTTTCAGGGAACATCATTTGCGAGACGCTAGGGGGAACGAACCCAAGCACAACCGGCGTATACCCCATCCACGCCACCGCCGCGTAAATATCGCGCTCGCCGGAATTTTGCGCGTCGAACCCGGTATTGGTCGGATCAGCAAGGCCAGATGAACCGAAATCGCCAGCCGCCATCTCACAAAGCACCTTGACGCCAGAATGCCGGCGACCGTCATCCATGATGACCACATCGACCGAATGCGATTCAGGATGGACGCCGACGACGCGCGCCATTTTCAGCATCAAGAAATCCCCTTCGCATTTACCTCAAGCAGGTATTGCGGATTACCAGCTTTCGCGCGCTCAATGAAGGAAGTTCCGCGTTCCAGCGTCAGGTTGGTCAAGAAGCCTTGGAACGGCGTGTAGCTATGATTCACTTGCGGCACATAGAACTGCGAAGTGACCCCGTTTGCACGGTTCAAGCGCAGGTAGGTTCCGGCCTTGATGCGCTCATCGCCGCGCACCTGCATTTGCCCAAACTCGAAGATCACGTTGTCCTTGTTGGATTCGGCCAAAATGCGCCGCCGCTCCGACAACCAATCGGTCATTTTACTGTTCTGGGCAGGAAGTTGATCCTTGGTTTGGGCGTCTATGCTCCCATAGCCCGGATCAACCAAAACCGATTCGACCTCCATTTTGCGGAACCCGTAATAGGCGCTTTGCGAATTGAGATAGTCGAACTTGAGATACGAATCCGGGGAGCCAGTCGATGCCCACGCTTTCTGGTCCTCATTGCCCATGAAGGCAAAGCGCGAGTTTGAAACCCAGAAATAGTTGGCAACGCCTTGGTCAGAACGCGAGAGCGACAGCGACAGGGCTTCCTTGTCCGTGATCGAATTGACCGCAGGCATTTCGCCTTGGATGAGGTTCCCGGCAACGTCCATAAACGGGGCCGGGCGCACTACCAAGTTGATGCCATCGGTAGCATCTTCGACAAACAATTCGTTGAACGGCCCCACATCAAGCAGGGTGGACAGGAAAGAGTGCAGCGAGATGTTGTTCATCGAACAGACCGCATCCGGCGTCAGCGCGCCGGCAATCGAGACAACCGGCGTCCACGCATTGATGACCTTCGCAGATACCGCGCTCCCATCCGCCAGCGCAGTCAGGCGCGATAGGTAAGGGTTGATGACGTTCGACACCACTTCGGTCACAAACTCATTGGCCGATTTGATCTTGGCCGAACTGGCCGAGGCATATTTCTGGAAAAAGGCGAACTCGTGCAGCACGTTATCGCCAACCACCGAGTTGTAGAGATAGTAAATCTGGATGGTTTGCAGGATCTTGCCAAAGTCCTGCCCCGCAATCGTGATAGAGCGGGTCGGGCGCCCACCCGGAATTGCTTCCGAACGCGAAACGGTTGTCACCAGCCCGCGCATGATGATCGGTGGCCAAAGGTCCGGTTGCTTGTAGGAGGACGGGTCACGGCAAAACCGAATTTCAACCATATCCATAGGCTCAATCAGCGCGTACAGCGTGTCGAGCATTTGGGGATGCCGCTTATCGGCCAATGTGATCGTGAAGCCGCCAGCCGGTTCGCGCACGGACTTTGAAGTCTGAACGCTGCCGTTGTCTCCCAAGAAATTAGTGAGGTCGATGGATGCCAGATTTTGGTAGCGCGAGGCCACCGCCGTTCCCGGCACAATGCCGCCACTTTTGTCGCGCCGGATAGCCTTCACCAGCTTGACCGAAACTTGCGGCTGAAAGACCTTCATCAGTGCGACACCCCAGCAGGAACCGGATGGCCGATTCGCGTTTGCGTCGTGGAGTTGTAATGCGGCGTGCCGTTCGCGTCGAGGACGGTAACGCGATGCTCAACCACCTGATGCGAAGCCGGCCACGCTCCGGTATACGCTTCTGCGCCCGGTTGCAGCATGAGCGGTCGGTGTGCTTTGGGAATCTTGCCGTCTTGCGACGTATGGCTATGCGCCTTTTCAAAGGCTTCCTGACTAGGCGACTTCCTAAGAGAGATAAGAGCTTCCGTTGCGCGATTCAGATCACCTTTGCGCTCACGCCCCGCCGCTGGGCGCATGAACCCCCAGCCCGTTTTCCCGTCAGGATTGGTTTGCCCGACATAATTGGAAACCGCCTCTTCCTCGTTACGAGAGGACATGACCGAGGCACCACCGGGATCACCGCCTTGCAGTTCCCACAGTATATATTCTCGTTGTTCATCGCGCGTCAGCTTATCCCGCGTCGGGTCTTTGCCATAACGAGCAAATGCGCGCTGCAATCGATCTCCGCGCAATTGGCCAATCCCAAATGCACCATTTCTGGCATAGCCTAGGCCGCCGCCTTCCGCATAGATGCCCGCAGCAACAGCCTTGGCAATGTGGTCAGGCACGCCCTTACTCTTGAACCATTCATAGTCATTAAAAAGCGCGCCCTTGCTTGATCCACCATCCCTTATCGTAAAAGTGTTGCCATTCTTATCAAGCATTTGCAAAGAAGATGGGGCTGCATCCGGCATTTTTTGCCGCAATCCAAGATTGTAGTTGTATCGATTAATTTCTGCACTCTTCGCCGCCCCATCAGGCATGGCCTGAATATTGTCAAAATCTTTTTGCAAAGAAGTATCAGCAATTTTTGCCTTAATAAGATTTTCTTCACGCGCTGCATTCTTGGCAAAATTTGAATCTGGCGCTATTTTCTGTGCAAGCGCCGTGATGCCTTCCTTAATCATTTGAATATAGGGAATGCCAACGGTCACAATCTGTTCAAGATAGCGGGCCATATTCGCTTGCTGTTCACGCATGGCCTGCCCGGAGTCGCGCGTCGTATCGTGCAGGGCAGTCAGGTTGAGGACCATCTTTTTTAGATCGTCATCCTTTCCAGCCTGCAATGCCGCGTTCAGCTTGCCGCGCTCACCCTCGTTGAGTTGGCCAGAGTTGAGCAGGCGGGATGCTTCACCGCGAATGCCGGCACGATCCATCCCAGCCACTTGCGCCAGCGCGGCCACCCGGCCCGCATCGACCTTGCCAATGTCGATGCCCGCAGCGCCAAGCGTCTTGGACAGCCCGCCCAGCCCCTTGTCGGACTTGTATGCGGTATAGAGAGCCGCCGCCTGATCGGCGTTGACCCCTAAGTGGCCCTGAATCGCCTGATTCAGCACCAACGCGCCGCCAGAGCCATAGCGGCTTTCAAGAGAGCGCATCTGCAATGCGAGCATCGACTGGCCAGAACCACCGGCCCCAGCCCAACGCTTGAGTTGCGCTTGCGTGCGGCGGTCCCCCATAGCGCGCGCCATAGCCATAGCCGGGGATTCATCACCAAAAGCCCGCCCCACCGTGCCAAACGCGCCCTGATCGTTCAGGAAGCCCATGCCGAACACGTTAAAGCCGGGGAGCATTCGCTGGTACATGCCCAGCGTGAACATCTTTGATGCTTCACCGAATGCACCGCCTTGCCGAAGCGCCGCGTCCGCAGCCCCCATAGCCGACATGGCCGTTTGAGGATCGCCCTTGAGGCCGGTCAAATTCAGGCCCGTCATCGACGACATGAACGAGGCATAGGCCGAGGTATTGGCCTGCGTCAGGGAAGTCCGGCTCTGCGTTTCGACATAGGATTGCAGCGCCGTCATGAAGTCGCCCATCTTGGCATTCATGCCGCTTTTGCCGATAGCCTCGCCAATCAACAGCGCAAGGCGCTTGTCGCCTTCGGCATTATTCGACACGCCGAAATGGCGCATCGAGCCAAAAAATTGAGTGGCAAGCGCCGGGTCCAAGCCGTAGCCACGCGCAAATGCGACACTGCCACCGACACTTTTGCTCAAATCGGCGGCGGCGATGGTCTTGCCAGCCGCGCTCGAAAAAGCCTGCGCCAGACGGACTGATTCTTGCCCGGTCACGCCCAGCTTGTCGGTGAAATACATCAGCGATTCGCGCAGCGTGTCGAAATCGGTGACAGTTGCGCCGAGCGAATGACGAAGGTCAGTCAGGCCGGAGTTTTGCTCAACAACGCGGCCCACAGCGGCATCGAGTGCCGATCCTGCGCCACCCAGCAGCTTGCCCGCAAAAAGGCCGACAGCAGCGCCCACAGGGCCACCGAACACCGCGCCAGCGCCAGCCCCGATCAAAGAGCCAAGGCCGCCCCCCGCCGCCGACAGCATCCCGCCATCGCCACCTTGGAGCATCGACCCCATGGCGCCGCCGACAGCCCCAGCAATCGCACCCCAGCGGCCACGGCCAGCAGACATCCCACCACCAGCCCCACTGCCGCCAGATCCACCACCCCCACCCGGCATATTCACGCCGATGGATTGCAGCACGCGGGCGCGCTGGCGGCGGGCCTCGGATTCGTTCATCGAATAATTGCGCCAGCCCCCGGAGAGCCAGTCGTCAAATTCCTGCCCGCGCAGGCGCGAAGTGCCGCGCGCGCCAGAGGTGCGCCAGCGGTCAAACTGGCGCTTTGCTTCTTCCGATTGCTGGCGAGAAAGATGGACACCATCTTGTGCCAAAAGACGTTGCGCTTTGGCCGCGCGTTCCAGCCCGTCAGAAAGGGCCTTGGCATCCTTCACCGCAGCGGGAATCGCCGTGGTCTTACCAATCGACTTCAACGCCTTTTCGAGCGCGGCGGCGACCTTTTCAGCGTTAGCCAAAGCCTTCGCCACCGCACCGAAGTCGATCTTGCTGACCGCTTCCCCGGATTCCTTCACATCATCGAGCGAATCGACCAGTTCGGATGCCGAGCTGCCAAGTTCTTCCATGCCCGCCTGTGCTGCGCCGGGGCCAGCATCAAGGAGCGTTTGGTTTACCTGCCGCGCAGCATCATTCACCTTCTTAAGCGCGGCCTCGACTGCCGATACATCAGCGGAAATGCGGATTTTGGGGTCAACCATTGATTACTTCCTCCCAATCATCAGCAGAACCAGCGGCAAGGCTTTCCATGATTGCCGCAACATCGAGGTCATCATCTTCATATTCCTCGCCCTTGCCGGAATTTTCGGCGTAGTAATGCGCCCAATATTCCGCCTCAACGTCCTCCGGCGTTAGTTCGAGAAAGCGAGGATCATTCGGGGGCAAGTTGTATTTTCGGCGGAACCAGAAGGCATAGGTGTCATGAAGTTCCCGGCCCTTCACCTTCGCCGCTTTTGGTGACTCCTTTGCGAAAGGAGTCCTCCTTATCCTTCAACTCCCGGTACAGTTCAAACACCTTGGCGTCGGTGTCCTCGTTGAGTTCGAGAGCGGCCAGATCCGACCAGCCATCCGGGGCCTCAACACAGAGGACCGAATGCGTTGCGATCATGCCGGCAAAGAGCGACAGATCGGGGTCTTCATCCCCATGCTCCTTGACCAGACGCAGGTATTCAGCCCGGATGGCCAGCCGGTCGCCAAACGTGCGACGGCCAAAACGAAAAGTGCCCACTTCGGGCAGGGGCACAAAAAAATCGGTTTCACGCAGTTGCCGCATTTTCTTCTCCTTTAGCGCCGGCTTTTCCGACGCTCAAATTCCTGCCACGATTTCGCGCAATTGCTATCGCAGAACAGACGGGGCTTGGAAACATCGGCGCCGCACCAATGGCATTCGCCAGATGGGGTAAGTTCGCAAGAGCCAATCTTGCTACGAGCGCGGGCAATCATCGTTTCCCGCTCACGCGCCGCCAGATCAGCGGCGGCGTCAACATCATCAGATTGCCGATCCATTACTTCTTCCCCACATTCGCGTCCATGTAGGCCTCCATGCGCGCAATGGTGGACTGGTGCTGGTCAAGAGCCTGATTCAGGCGATAGCCGAGGATGGACCACATGATTGAGATGGCCGATGCGAATCCGATGCAGACCCAAATGTAGCGGTCATAGCCCTTGTGTTCGGTGGCGTTTTCAGACCTCGCAGCCCCCACCTCGCGCCGGATTTCAGAGATTTCTCCTTCGACGTCTTTGCGAAGTTCTTCAATCTCATCAAAGGCACGGCCAAGCGCATTGCTTTGAGTGTCGTGATTCGCTTCGAGAACGGAAACGCGCTCAAGTCGCCGGTTGTTTTCGTCAACCGTGATGGTGAGGCGTTTGACCTCGCCAGTCAGCGAATTGATCGCCGCTTCCAAGGCCGCTTGAGCCTTCGCACTTTCTACCGCTTCCTTAATTTCAGCCACGCGATCCATCCCTCAACAGTCCCCCATCAGCCAAATGCCCGCAAGCACGGTTTATGGAGTCACGACGCCAGTCTGGCCACCTTTCTCTACATCAATCAATGCGTTGAGTTGGGCGCGGCATTCTGACCAGCGTTTTGCGTTTTCGATGTGGTTCGAGAGGACGTCCCATTCGGTCGGCGCGTCGGCGGCAGGCTGATCGGCTCCGCTGGCCGGGCCAACAGTTCCTCCGGCGCCCTGATTTTCACCACCACCGGGGCGGAGGGCGGCGTTGTAGAGGCGCACCCATTCAGGAGACAGGCCGACAACGGGAGCACCAGAAACGGCAGCTTGATTTTCAGCATCGCGTGCTTCCTCCTTCACCGCAGCAGATGCGGCGTCAATGGTGCGCCACCGCGTGACGTACCGATAAACGATTTGCCGGTTTTCCACATCGGCCTTGGCGATGACAGCGTCCCCGGCTTGCTGGCGCACCAGCGTTTGCGTGACGGCCTTGGTTTCAGCCTTGGCCTCTTTCGCATCCGCGCGCCAGCCGCGCACAGTCCAGCCCGCGCCGAACGACGAAATCGCAATGCCAAGCGCCACCCAAAGCGTAAAGCCAGACAAAAATGACTGGCCTCCAACAAAACGCAAAAGGTTCCCGAACATTCAATCACTCCTTTTTCGGTTGAGGCTTCCGACCGCCGCGCAGAACAGCGTCAAGATCCTGCACATGCAAAATCGCCTTCGTGATCGACATGCCATCCTTGGCGCATCGCTGTGCGATCCAGATCGGGAACGTCAATTCATGGATGCCCGCATTGATCCCGCGATGATGGCCGCCGGGAACCGGCGTCCCATCCACCTCACAATGGCCGCACAGAACGAGCAGGTTGCGAATGTCGTCGGGGGATTCAATGGGCTTCTCGCCCATTTGGTGAGTGAAGCCGTAGGGGTCAAAAAGATGCAGCGTGTCGAGCATCTTTTCCGTATCGATGGCCGGAAACAGGCTCCACTCGATCAGGTGATGCACTTCCCGATGGTCGCGGCTCTGGCAGATGAAGCAGGGCAAATCCAGCTTGACCAGCAATTGGCGCCGGTTGCGCGAAAATTCCGCCGATGTAGTGCGCGCGGCATGATCGGGGTAGTTGATGAACTCGGAAATCTTGCGAGATACGCCGTGCGAAGGACCAGTCACAGAAGCCCCCTATACTTCACGGCCCTGATGACCATGATGTTGCGGACATAGCCACGATTCACATCGAAAAAGGACTGGCCATATCCCTTGACGGCAGTCTTGGAGCGGAACGAGTGCCGCTCGACATGCCCAAACCAGACATTCGGATTGCAGCCCTTGATTGCGGCGCACATGCGCCGGTCTTTCAAGACACCGCCTAGGCCGCCGTTGTAGGCAGAGAAGGTGAACGCCAGCCGATCCTCCGGCGTCGCAGCAAACTTCACCTGCAAATAGAGATTGCGGTCGTAGGCCACCAGCGCGCGAAGCTGCATCGCCGGGTCGAACCGATCAGACCACTCCCAACCGGCAAGGGAGCGATCCCAGCCCTTCGCCGCCTTGAAATTGTTGAATTGCGGCGTTACCGTGAGTTGGCCGAGGCCGAAGCCGTATTCCCGCGAGGTTTTGAGTTCAGCCTTGGGGTTCCAGCACTTTTTGCTGGTCAACGAGGCGCACGTTTCTTGCTCAATCTGCGCCGCCAGCGTCGGCCTGTCAGGCATGGTCGGCCACAGCGCTGCCGTGACCGACCCCAAGAGAGGAATGTAAACCTTGGCCAGCGCCGGAATCATTTGGCGATCCAGAGCGCGGTCCCAAGGACAAACGCCAAAATCACCAAGCAGATGCCGAGGAACACCAAACCAGCGCCTTGCGGCGATTCGGTAGCCTTGTCGAACACCACTTCAAGGTCGATGTAGTGAAAGAGAATCCGGCGCATCACATGCGCCAAAGCCACCACCACCAGCATCGCCGTGAGCGAATACAGCAGCGTGTCCATGACCGGCGTGTCAATGGACAGAACGAACAGGGCGGGAACGGCGAGAATCCAAAGACGGAAATCCGCCAGCCAGCCGCGCCGGAGGCCAAACAGCGCCGAAAGGTAGGCCTTGATCTTATCGAGCATCACGCCCTCCTTACAGGCCGGTGCCGCTCACATCGAGCGCGTTGAACTGGCCGTTCGCCATGATGATTGCGTGCTTATTCACTTCCACATCGCCGGACGCATAGGAGCAGCCGACGTACTTGCGAAGTTGTGAGCCGTCATCCTTCGAGAAAACGGTAATGTCGAAAACAAGCCCTTGCAGGACAGCATCGCCGTTTTCAGCAGTCAGCCCGGCCTCGCGCATTGCGCCGACAAAGAGGACCATGCTGGACACCGAAAGCGAATGCCGCGCCATGGTCGGCACGTATTCCTGAACATGAATGTCCCCGATGCCGGAAGCCGGTTCCGGGCCATAGTCATCGTTCATGCGAACGGACTGGACAAGGCCAATCTGCTTGCCATCGAACGACACCACGACGCGGTTGCCGCTGCGCGTCTTGAGATTGGTAGATGCCATTTGAACCTCGCGGTTTGAGAAAATGCGATGCCCAAAGATTGCAGTCACGACTTGCAAACGAAAAGGGGCCGCACCAAAGCGCGACCCCCTTCCTTACAGGCCAGCGGCGAAATCAGGCCGAGGCAGACCCCGAATAGGGAACGGTGTGGATGGTGACGGCGATATAGTTAGCCGGGATCACCGGACTGCACTCGAACGAAACAGTCACCACATCACCGGAAAGCGTGGCGGTGATGTTCTTGTAGGCCGGGTTGGTGGCATCACCAACAATCACGCCCATACCGCCCTGCGCCTCGCTCTTGGCCAATTCCTTGAGGATCGTATCGGTGCGGCTGACCGCTTCCGACAGCAGCGTCGGGCTGCCCTTGGCCCCGCGCAGATCATCCAGCTTGTCGCGGACGCTACGCGACACATAGTCGGTCGCAACGCCGGTCGAAACCTCGACGCGGTTGTAATTCTGGTTGACGAGCCAAGTGGTGATCGACTTCACGACCTTGAAGCCCTTGGCGGTGTTCTCGATGCAGAGAACGCCGCCGTTGATAAGCCGGTCGGTGTCGGTCGGGTTGCGCAAGTTGCGCTCGATGCCACGGATCTTGAGCGCCTTGTTGGTCATCGGCGTGCCGGGGTTGGAACCGGCAAAGCCGCCAGCAATCGCCGCCGCCGCCAGATAGGCCGGGTAGAGCGTCAGCTTGCCGTTGGCGTCGTAGTCGTAGATGCCAAGATGCGTGTACGAGGTGCGGTCGCTGTTCAGCAGCTTCGCTGCCGCAATCGCTGCATCATCGGTCACGCCGGTCGCATCACCAACGATCACCCGGCGCTCCATCCGCCCGATGTTGCTCATGTAGCTGGCATGAGTGTCAGCCATGGCCCAGATCGAAGGGCTGGCCGAAATGGGGACGAGCCATTGCACATCGACCGTTTGCAGCACATCGAACGCGCTCTGCCATTCGGTGTTGGTCACCGTGCCATCAGACCCACCGGCCAGATAGGTATAGGGGGCATTTACCGGCAGCGTGCCGACATTGGCCGGGCGCGCAGCGGTGACAAAACCCTCGCCCGCACTGTTCAGCCAGTCGATGATGGCTTGCAAGTTTGCCGTGACCGTGACGGCGGCGCTCTTGCAGTCCACGGCCTGCAACGAGTCAAGGCCGTTCAGGGCAGGCTTTTCCGAGTTGCCATCCAGAACCGAGGCGGCGAAGCCAGCCACCGCATTGATGCGGTCCACCACCTGCCCGATGGTCTGGAAAGCATTGAGGTCGATGACCGTGGTCGCCGCATCAGCAACAAGCGTGACGGCGGAGTTTGACACGCTGATGTTGGCGGTGGTCGCTGCGCCCGAATACTGGATCGAGAAGGCGTTACGCGCCACATTGTCGGCGGAATAGTAGTCGTTGCCGAGCGCGGTAGTGACCTTCTTTCCGGTCGTGGAACCAGCTTCGATCTTGACCTTGATTTGGTTGGTGCGCAGGCCGTAGTCCGTGCTGGTCAGATTGATGACCGTCGCATTCGCAGCATCCTTGAGCGCAAGCGCTGCCTGCACAGCCGGATTGACACGGATGAACACGACTTCCGAGGGACCGGGCACCTGCGGCGAGGGATCGAACGCCAGCGCAATTGCCTTGAGCGATTCGCCGTCGATGCCAGCGGCCTTGGCTTCATCGGGCGATCCGAAGTGCAAGGCAGAAAAGGGCTTGCCACCCGACGACTTGCCAATGATGGCCAGCACATTGCCAGTGCTGGCATTGGCGTTATACATGGCCGAATCATCGACCTTGGACATGGTGGCCGGGCTGGTCCACAGCCGACCGTTGAAGAAAACAGCCATTGGTTTAACCTCCCATTACGCGGGCTGATTGACGAACGCAGCGAAGCGTTCAGCGAAAGCGGATTCGAGATCCTTGATGCGCCCGGCAGCCTTTTCGACCGCATGAAAAGCGCCAATCAGTTCAACGCGCCGGTCGGAGACGGACAGGCGAGCGCAGAACTCGTCGATGGCGAGGGGAAACGCATCCGGCGCATCGGGAGTCGGTGCGTCAGGAGCCGAAGCATCGAGAGCCGAAGCATCGGTTTGATCGTCAAGAGAGGTAGGTGCCTTAGCCATTTTGATTCCCCAAGTTGGTTACTGTGACTTCGCTGATTGCATCGCTTGGCGCTGAAATTGCCGATGGCGCGTAGCAAGAAAATTGGTAGACCACCTGATACATCGGAACCTGATATCGCTCGAAGTCCTCCATATCGGTGCAGTTCCACGACACCAGCAGAAGGCCGGCATAGTCGAATACCGGGAAGTTCGCGCGCAGGATGGCGCCAATGCACTCGCGCAAAGTGATGCGCTCATCCGAATTGAGGCTCCAAGCAACAATCGTCAGGTCGGTCTTGCTGATACCGCCCTCGAACGACAGCCACTTGCCCGACACCGGATCGAATACATCGCTTCCGACCACCTCGCCAACAGCGCGCATATCCGGCGCATCATTCGCAAGATGGACCGTCACCAGCGGAAGCGGCGCTTCCTCGACTTGCGGAGAGGCGACCATCGTTGGGATGAAGCCGCGCTCATGCACCAGAACGCCGCGATCCACATAGACCTTCAAGCCGAGTTCAAGGCGGTCCCGCACAATGGAGAGCACATTCGGGCCGATATCCACGAAGGTAGCGCTTGGCGTCCCCTGCTTTGGGGTAGCGGCGACCCATTCGCCCCCGATCAAATAGAAGGCGCCGTACCAGACGGCTTCCCCATTAAGCAGGCCGGCGTAATCCGTGACGGCCTTGTCCATGCCATCCGCGATCAGAACCGCGTCCGAGTCATCAAACCCAGAAAAGGGCAATGCGCTCTTACGCAAAAGACGGATGCGCGTCGCACTGGTCGGCGGGGCCATAATCACCCGCAGAGCGTTGCCCGAAGCAAGAGGCTGGACCATCAAAATCATGGTCCACATTCTTCTGTCACGACCTTTAGAGTCGAAGCGCCTTTAGTGTGACAGCCTGCCCCACGGCTTCATCCAGAACGCCTTGGAGGCTGTCCGCAACCTCTTTCGCCAGATACAGGCCGGGGCGCGGGCCGACGATCCAGCCAGACGATTTCTCGGACATGACGCGAAATATGAGATATGACGAGGACTTGGCCTTGCCCGCAGAGGTATCGAAGCGCACCATCCCCGCGTAGGGGTCCGTCTTGTGGTGGGGCTTCAATTTCGGGGCCATCCCGGCGGGCAGGCGGTCGCCCCACGCATATTTGGCTTGATGGACCAGCATCCCAGCCGGCCCAGCTCCGCGCGCCACACGGCTTGCTCCAACCTTCGACCACCGCGCCAACAGGGACGGGTTAGCCTGCCCAGACACCCGAAGCCCGCTCCCCACGACATAGGACGGCGAGAGCGCCTTTGCAGCGGAATAGACGCCATCCGGCATCGCCGGGGCAAGCGCATCATTCCCCGGCGTGTTGTGGCGGAACGGAATAATGAGGTAGCGAGTGCCGCTCTTTGTGACGCGCACCTTCTTGGAGGTGAGCAGCATCTTCTTGAGGTCTTTGGCCGGGCGGCCCGTCTCAATTTCACCAGCCAGCTTGTAGTCGGTGGAAATTTCCGCCTCAAACGGGTTGACCATCTTCCATGAAATCGACTCGACATAGGGCGCCTTTTCGCCCTGCCATAGCTTCGCCTTCATGATGGCCTGCTTCCAGCGGAACGCGCCTTCCTCGGCCACAGCTTCAACTGCCTGACTGACGAGCGGGAAAATCGCCTCCGCAATGGCGGAGTTCGCACCCAGCAGCGGGCCGAGGTCAACAGATAGCTTGTAGTCGCTCATTTGCCGAAAAGATCGAAGCGGCGCAGGACAACCTTGCGCGGGAGCAGCGCCCCCGAATGGATCGGGCGGTCGGTCGGCAACTCCATATAGCAGTAATAGGAGGGATGGCGACGACCAGTGAGGGAGAATGTTGCTTGTGCCGGCGGCCCGCCCGCCGCCCAAGTGATCGTGCCGTTGGGGTTGATGGTCGGCAGCGGCAATTCCACGATGTTCTCGCCCGCGTCCAGATAGAAGGCGCGATTCAGCGACACCACATCGAAGCGCACCAAATCATTCAGGCCGCGCACGAAATTAATCGAGAACGGCTCCGTGCGGTTCATCGCTTCAATGCGGTCGAATTGCCCCATGGCATAGAGCGGCGAATCGGAAGGGATCGACAGGAGAATGTCATCCGCGTCCCAGATACCGAACGCGGCATAGTTCCGCAGGCGGCTTTGGCTGACAACGCCGGCCCAGCCATCCGACGCATCACCCCACAGGCGCCCCTTGCCCTTGCACTGGCGGCAATTCGCCTTGGGCTGGCCAGACGAGGGATTGATGCAGGGGCAGGCGTAACCGCGACGCCACGAAAAGGACTGCCCCATTTTGGCGAGGTGCGCGTTAAAGCGGGCCGGGGACAACTGCATCAAAACACCCCGAGGCGAACGCCATGGATCGAATCGCGCAGATCATTCAGATCCTTGTCGATGGCGTCCTGCATTTTTTCGAGGTCAAGGCTGGATGATTGCGACAGGCCATCCGCCGAAATCGAGCCGGATTGCGGCACAAACGCTTGCTTGAGAATCTTCATCGACGCCATGCGCTTCACCAGCGACACCAGATCGGGCCAATCCTCGGCCACGTTCGAGAGGCCCGCCGTATAGCGAATGTGGACCATGTTCGGGATGATTCGGCCAGACGACATCGCCTGCAGCAGATAGGACGACAGCGGCCCCATGCCCATCAGCGTCCCGGTCGGGACGACGCGCAGGTGCCCATACTTCTTGTCGAGGCGAATCCAGTTGCTCGGCACGATGAGGACGTCACTTGCCGGAGTCGGATAGGTGAACTTCATCGAGTCCACGCTGATCACCGGCTTTTGCCGAAGCAAGATGAAGCCCCACACGTCCATCGTCCAATCGGACGGGTCGTAGTCGTAGGGCGATTCCTGCATGAACTTGGTGTTCGACGCGACCAGCGCGTCAATCTCGGACTGCGGCGCATCCTCCGGGATGACGACGGTCGGCTCGAACAGCACGCGCAGCGCACGGGAGGCCTCCGCCTCCGCCGCAACAAGATTCGCCCACAATTCGTCGTCCGACATTGCGTCGACCGAGACGTAAGGAATCGGCGCAAGACGGGCTCGGAGTGCCGCGACATCCGCAGTGCGAGAAAACAGGGAAGTGCTAGTGGGAAGTGGCATTCCGGTCACCGTGCAGTTGGTGACCGGAATGTTCCATCACGACTGAGAAGTGACAACCCTAATCATCAAGCCACCAGCAACACGACCGGCCTCCATACGCCCCATGTCGCGGCTCGGGTCTATGTGGTTGGGCGCGTTCATCAGACCAAGCCCAACTGGATCACAGCAGAGTTGCCGTATTGGGTTAGTTCATAGATGCCGGGGTGGTTGTTGCCGCCGCTGATCGTATTGGCAGAGGCAAGAGCTTCGGCGGGCACACCGATCCCACCGAGATTACGGTCGTCGGAAATGGCCACAGTCGAAACGTATGCCGCGCCAGCATCCATCGCCGCAGTTTCAAGCGCATCATTGGTGTAGCGCCAAGCTGACACCGACTGGTTGGCGTTGGGCCTCGTGCATCCCATGACAATGCAGGCCGTGCCCACCGCCTGAAACTGGCCAATCATGTTGACGATGTTTGCGTAAGTGTAGGACTGGCCCCGTTCATTCATGCCAAATGCGATCACTACCACATCGAGCGCATCAGCCAGCGGAACCGCAATCCGAGACGCATACAAACCGTTGTCTGTCGTATTTTGGCTGGTCGTCCCGCCGATGCCATAGTTGTTGTACGTGACCGTGCCACCTAGCTTTTCAAGCGCGGACTTGATGATCCAGTTCCAGCCAAGCCGGGTGTGAACCGCGCCAGCACCGTCTCCGGTGTCGTACAGCGTGAGCAAAGCCTGAGTGTCGGCAGGATAATTTGCCAAGAACGTCAGGCCGCGATCCCGCATGGTGCCGTTCGCGGTATAGGGCGGGGTTGACGATTGGATTGCAGTGATACTGTCGCCGTATCCGCCCAGCTTGATTGTTCCCCCGCGCGTTGCCTTACCGATCAGACCGCGCAGGATACGCCTGTTGCGGTCGATCTGCATGGCCATTTCGCCCTCGGTTCCGACCTTGATCAGACCCCGGAAGTTGGCGCAGCTTGCGGCTTGGACATTCGTATTGCCCACCCTTGCGCGAGCGACAACAATGCTATCAGCCGGGGTTGCGCCCTGCCATTCAAGCGAGTCCAATTGCGCCGTGCGCTGACTGCCGGCAACCGCGCTGAGGGCCAGCGTGGACCGTGCCAAAACCAGCTTGTCCATGCGCTCAGTGCCAGAAGCGGCGAGTGTTAGCGTTGTCGTGCCAGAATAGGGGTAATCCACACCGTTCTTGCGAAGCGTGCCGGATACCGTGACCTGATTGCCCGAAACCGTTACAGTTGAACTGGCCGAAGCGAGAAGGTCCGTTTTATTGAACGGCACGTAACCATCGCGAGCAACGCGAACCGCAATTCGGTTAGGCGATGCAATTGCCGTGTAAGTGCTGGTACTGGTCGTGCCGTAATACCAACCACGTTCTGAAGCTGTGGAAGTGGTATCTGACAGATAACCAATCGACGAGGCAACCTTGGCGCTACTTCCGTTCTGCGCTTGCAACTCAAACGCTAGGTGATAGCCTGCCGTTTTGGTGAAATTAGACGGAAACTGGCAAAGGATCGTTTGGCGGTTTGTTGACCCGGCAGTTAGCCCGAGCGCGGCCAACGCGTAATCTTGACTGAACACGAGCGTGCAGTTGGTTGGCGGTGCGTTTGTTTCCGCATCAGGCCGCAAGTAAATTTTCAGATTGACCTTGGTGGCAGTTGCATCAACGTAAAAGTTGTCAAACCCAATTCGCTTGATAACCGTTCCGACCGCCGCGCTTGAAAGCAGCACCGCGCCAGACCAGCCCCCAAATGCGGTGCTAGCAAACTGCGTCGTCGCTGCGTGGTCTTCGACCGTGATCGAAGACGCATTGCCTAGATCGCCAAGCCCTGCGTTAGCACTGGTTGCGCCTGCTTGAGCTGTGGTGACATTGCTCTCAATGCCCTGAATGCGGGTTTTTGTGACGTAGGGTTCAGTCAGGTCAAACCCGATTTCAAGCCGAGCCGCAGTGCGCGGACCAGACGTATCATTGTAGCTTGTGCTGTCGGAGGAACTGAAATAATATCCGCCGCTGTCTCCGGTGGTACTGGTATACCCAATGCAGCTTGCAGGGGTATAAAAGCCGATATACTCCCCAGCATTGACCGCGATGTTGACAGAATACGTGTTCAGCCCGACAGAAATCGCTACATTCGTGTCGCTGCCGACTTGCGTCATCGTCGTGCCGGAAAGTGTGAAGCGGCGCACCTTAATCGTGCCCGAACCAAAGCCGTAAACACGGATGGCCGTGATCGTGCCGTTTAGCGCGATGGCATTGGCAAAAGCATAAGTGCCAGTCGTCGTTGAAAAACCGGAAATCGGGTTGACAGAACGCCCAATCGTTTCCGTGCTGTTCAGATTGGAAAAAAGCGCGTCAATTGAAGCTTTGTAATACTTCTGGAATTGCGTCCCGGTCGTCGGAAACTGCGAAAGCGATCCGGCGTTGTTGATCCATGCCAGTTCATAGGTGCCGGTCGCATCGGGCGCGGTGAATACGCGGTTGACCGGGATCGTGCCCACGGTTGCGGTCGGCGTGGTCGCACCGGTCAGGCCCGTCACGCCCGAAAGCGAAAGCGTAGGCGCAGTGTTGCTGGCCGAAATGCCGGGATTGATGATGGCGTAGGAAGCGATCTTGCCGCCACTGATCATAACCGTGGCCTGAAATCCCGCAGGACCACCCGTGACGCCAAGGTTATAAGTACCGTCCGTGCCGCCAGTGCCAGTGCCGACGCCGCCGCTGATCGCGGTCACTTCAAACGGCAGAACAGTCGGGTTGGTGTTGAGCGTGTTGGCAAAGCCCTGCGACTGCGTGGCTGCTTGCAGGGCCTGTGCGGCGCTGGTTGCGGCATTTGTGGCACTGGTGGCGGCGTTGGTCGCTTGCGTGGTGGCAGTGGTAGCGCTGGTCGCTGCGTTGGTTGCGCTAGTCGCCGCGCTAGTTGCTTGCGTGGTTGCGGTTGTCGCGCTGGCAGCCGCATTAGTCCCACTGGTAGCGGCGTTTGTGGCGCTGGACGATGCGTTTGTCGCCTGTGTGGTGGCAGTGGCGGCGGAGTTAGCGGCGCTGGTTGCGCTGCCGCTTGCTGCGGTCGCACTGGCAGAGGCATTGCCCGCGCTGGCGCTGGCACTAGTGGCGCTGGTTGCTGCCGTCGACGCACTGGCAGAGGCATTTGTGGCACTGGTAGCAGCAGCTTGCGAGGCAGTCAGTGAATCATTCTTGGCCTGCGTGGCGGCGGTGGCAGCACCAGCGGCAGTGGCAGCAGAAGAAGCCGCAGCAGAAGATGCATCAGCGGCGACTTTCTGAGCGCGGATCGCAGCAGCAAAATTGCGGATCGACATTGCTCAAGCCTCCCAGATCACGACAGACTGGCCCGCAGACAGGCCAGCGATAAACAGGGCGTTCGACGGGCACTCGGGGCCGACAAAGACGTTGGGGATGTTCGCGTAGAGCGGAATGCCGGTCGCCACGCCGCTCCCAATGGACAGCGTGCAGTCAACGGGAGGGTTGAACACCACCGCCTTGCGTGCCGCGTTGACGCCGATCACTGCGCTTGTCCCGGCAGCCTGCGCACTGGAAAGCGCCGATACCGACTTGTCGGTGTAATTGAGCGAAACGGACAGAACGGGCAGCGGAGAACCGCCGTCATTTTTGACCTCAACCTCGGCAGCAGAAGTGATGGTCACGGGAACCGCCGAGGCGCGAAGCTGCGCGTCAGTGATAGCGCCCGAGCCCAGTACCTGAATGTTCGCCGCGTCCGGAGCGTTGGCGAGATCGAGGTTCGTGGTCTGATTGCGCCAGACGGTCGCAAGCGTGGTCGGCGTATCGCCCGACGCATCGATGATCTGCGTGCAGGTCAGAACGTCCCCGGCAGCAGCGCCAAGAAAGTTCGTGACGACCACGTAAGACGTGGCAACCGCCAAGCGGTTCTTGTTCTGCGCGGAACTTGCCGCCGAATAAGCGTCATTGGTGCTTGGGTCGATCAGAACAACCGCCTGAGCGGCAGCCCCGTCCGGGCGCTGCAAGTCGAACCCAGCCCAAATAATCTGGTCCCTGACGGCGGCGAAAATCCTGCTCAAAAAGCTCATCTTTAGACCTTGCCCTACAAAAAGGCCGTGACACCCCAGCCATCAACGGCATGGTGGTGTCACGACCCCAGAGAAGAAAGATGAGACGGAAAGGCTTACACCTGCTCGCTACCTTCGGGCTGCTTTTCCGAACCTTCGCCAGCGTTCTCGCCCTCATTCGACCCGGCTTCGGTGGCAGCGGGATTCCTCGGCGGGCGACCGCCACGGCGCTTTTCGGCAGGCTTTTCGGCAGGCGTTTCGGGCGCATCAGAAGGCTTCACGTCCGACAGTTCATAGCCGGGAATCGACGCAAAGCGCTCTGCTTCGACATCATCGACCGGATCGACCGAGACGATGACCTCACCGTCGCGCTCGAAAGCAATGTCGCTGATCGTGAGCGGAGCGGCTTCGACAGCGGTGCGAATGGAGCAAATGACGTAGGGCATTGGTTTTTCTCCCCATAAAAGAACCGGGGAAGGCTGGCTTCCCCGGAGATACATTTCAGCAGTCAGACGCCGCCGTTACGACGTCATCAGGTTCGCGCCCTTGAGGGCAGCGATGATCGCGTCCACCTTGCCTTCGACACCATCGAGGCGGGCTTCGGCAGCAGCCGTGACGGTGTTGATGGCCGTGTTGACGTCGGTTGCGGCAGGCGTTGCACCACCGGCACAGGCAGCAGCAGGAAGGGCCGCAGTGGTGCCGATGGCCGTAACCTTGGCAGCCGGGCCGGAACCCTGCGCGTCGATTGCGGCGGCGATGGCGTCCGCAGCAGCCTTGTTGCCGAGAGCGACGGCAAGGCGGCGGAGAACTTTAGTCGAAAGGGGCATTCAAACCTCCATTAAGCGGAAAAGATCGAGAACGTTTTCCGTGAAAAGTTCAGTGTTGCCATTCTTCATTACAGGCTCACCCCGATACTTGCTATCTCGGAACTTCACGTGGATCGCTTTCTCCATCGCCCTAGCATCACGGCCCTTATTGAAGCAGACCTCCCGCAAGATAGTGATGCGGACGCCCGGATAGGCACCCATCCCGACAATTCTTAGGCTAGTGTCACGACCTGTGATCCCAACCTTGAAAAGTTTACCCCCGTCAGGAAGCGTCACTTTCAGGGAGTAAAGCAGCGCGGGCTTTGTTGGTGAAAAGCCTCCCTCGCCCCCATCCATGTGGGCGAATACCTCATCCGCATACCCGTTGTTGAGCGCATGCTTATATGCGCCATTAACAGCCATTTTGAACTTTGATATCGTGTCGTACCCGCGCGCAGTCCTGAGAACTTCCTCCTTGGTCCATTCGCGCTTCTTGGACATGTGGGCGCAGGATTCATCAAGAATGCCAAGTAAACGGGCTGCCTTGTACGCCCCCGGATACGATTTTTTAAATGACGCTGGATTGCGGAATTGTTTGGCGACCTTTAGAATCCGGTCCTTTTTCCAGATTTGCCCTTCGTTCATGTGCTTACAACAGGCATCGAGAAAGCCGTTGTTGATCGCAAAGCAGTAAGCGCCGCTATTCTCGCGCTTGAACTCAGCACGGCTATTGAACTTCAAAGCCTCGGCAAAGACGGACTCTCGATCCCATCGCTTTTGGGAATAGATCGGAGAGACTTCCATGTGACCGCACACTTGGTCGAGGATGCCTTGCCTCCAAGCCGCGTTGTAGGCCCTGTTGCTTTCACTAGCGAATGCAGCCCTAGAATCGAACTTCGCCGCCTCAGCAGCGATTTCCTCAAAGGTCCACTTTTTTCTTGCTTGCTTCATGTTCCGATCCCCCGGAACCCCACTTCACATAAGGGAAGGGCGGCGTGGGATTCGCCGCCCTTGTCGCATCGGGTAATTAAGCCGACGCTATCCCTTAAACCGTTTTAGCAGATCACCCGAAGGGCTTCCAGCTTTGACCTGACGCGACGACATTTTCGATCACCACGTGGTGCTTGCGCTTGCCGATGCGGAGGTAGCCGAAAAGAAGCTGCGCCCACGGCACGACAGCCGAAGCAGTCGGGTACAGCGGGAACTTGGTCATCGGGAGCATTTGGCGCCATGTGATCGCCTGCGCGCCCGGCGCCATGTTCATGATGTACGCCTTGGTCGTGCCGGGGATCTTGCGGTTGTAATCCACATAGGTCGTGGTGTTGCCGCCGAAGTTGCGCGGGATACGGCAGACCAAACGCAGGTCAGTGAGGTCATTGGTGCCATTCAGGCGACCGCGATAGATCGCATAGCCCGTTTCACTCGACACAGCCGACTTGGTGATGGTCAGCGTGACCTTGTCGCCAGCCGACACGGCCACCTGCCCGGTCACCACAACAGGCGACTGGCCGGCGGCGCTAACCGACGCCACGGCATAGTAGTAGTTGCCAGCCTGACCGGCAGCGAACTTCGAGGCGGCATCGGAGCCGTGCGCCGTGGTGACGCTGGCCGGAGCCATGGAGGCATTGGCGGCGGCGACAGCCGGGTAATCGACCTCGAACGGCATCATCTGGCGCTCATCGCGAATGAACACATCGGGGACGTTCTTGATATCGCCCCACGAAGTGCTGATACCCTTCACCGGAGCGCCCAGAGCGACTTCATTCGACTGGCCGGTCAGCGCAACGCGGAAAGCCGGGTCGAGATTGGTGTTGAAGTCCGACTGGACAAGCTGGCTGGTGAAAATGTGCGTCGGCGTACCGAAGTTGCCGAAGCCGGCAATCTGCGCCGCCGCCCGGTCCACCATATCGATGCTGTTCAGCGGCAGGCCGCCCGCGTCGATGATGTGGTCACCGCCGTTCAGCGTTTCGATCTGCGTGGCAATGCCGTCAAATTCGGTGGGGACCACGGTCGAGTCGCCCTCGAAGCACAGGAACTCGGCATCGGTGAGAAGCTGCAAAGCGCCGTTCTGCGCTTCCACGGCTTCCGCCTCAACGATGGCATTCTGCAACGTCGCCACGAAGCTGATTTCACGGCGAGTCATCAGGAACTTCACCATGCCGACCCGGCGGTTGTATTGCCCCTGCGCGTTCTGGATCGTGCCGGTTTCGGTGTTGGTCGAGCCACCGAGGAAGCCACCGATGCCCGACTGTTCGGTCCATTCATCGACGGTCGCCGTCGCGTTGGTCTTGGCCAGTTCGTTGAACAGAGCAAAGTGCTTGTTCTCCTGAATGGTCGAGAGCATCGTCTTTTCGAGCGACTGGATGCGAAGCGCGCCCGCGCCGGTCAACTGCGAGACGTCCGAGCCGTAGCCGGCCTCCATCGCCTTTTGCAGTTCGCCCACTTCGGCCATCGACATTTCGCCGGTCACGGTCTGGCCGCCCAGCGCATTCGGCAACATATTCGGATTCAACATGGTCTTTTTCCTTCAAAAAGAGGCTGTGGATGCGCTTACGACAGCACGCGGCTGACAATGCTGGGATTGACGGGAAGGCCCTTGAGAAGCGAGGCCTCGGCGCGCGCCACATCAAGGCCGGTGATCTTGCCGACCTTCTGCGCGTCAAGAGCCTTGGCCATAAACTCCTGCCCGGAAAGGCCAGCCGGCTCCGACTTCGCAAGCGTGGTCGCTTGGGGCTTCTCGGCCACCGAGACGACAGTCTTGCGACCGCGACCAGCAGCGCCGATGCGGGCGATTTCGCTGCGCTGCGCCTTGATTTCGGCGCTCATGGACTTCATGAGGTCGAGCATCGAACCCATGGCCTTTTGCGTCTGGCTTTCGCTGGCGTCGAGGCGGTCGATCAGCGACTTCACCAGTTCGGTGCCGTCGATGGCGTCGATTTCTTCGCCATTTTCCAGCGTGAACGAAAACGACTTGGCCATGCTGCCCTTGTCGCCTTCACCTTCGCCCTCACCTTCGCCTTCGCCATTACCGGCGTCGCCTTCGCCATCACCTTCGCCCGAGCGGTCATCATCGCCATCAGCAGCCGCAGCCGCGATGCCAGCGTCATCATCATTGCCGTCCGTGCCCAGATCGGCGGCAGGATCGGACTTCTGCAAGTCATGCAGGGCATCCAAATCCGCCAGCAGCTTCTCAAAACTCATTGCTTCCTCCTGTGTTGCGAAAGATCGCTCAAAAACCGCTCAACCGAGGCAGCGGCAATGTCGGGAGACATGCCGAAGTGGTCTTGAGCGACCCTTACCAATTCAGCAGGCTTTCCCCCACTGACCTTGCCCTTGCGGATCAGGTCCGCGAGGCCATCCCGAAAATCCCAATACGAAAGCAGGTTCGGCTCAAGCGACTGCCGGCGCAGCGCGCCCGCACCTGACAGCGTTGCCGCGTCTGTGCCGTAACCGGCCTCCATCGCTTTCGCGAAATCAAAGCCCTCGGCGCACAGCGACTTGGTCAGGGCGCCGAACGGGACCGTTGAAACGGTCGCCAAATTCGCATTAACCGGCATACGCGACAGGCCGACATTCGACCAGCGCACCTTTTCGATAATGGCGCGCTTCGCCTTGGTGGCCGGGTCAATGGTGATGGCCTTGGAGATAACCTTGCCACCCACAGACGGGAACCAGCGCTTAGGCGGCGAGAGGTCCGTTACCGACGACCAAAAGCCGTTGGCCTGTTCAGCAGCCGGCCCTTCGCCACGATAGACCTGCGCCTTTACGAAGGTCGAGCCACGATCCAAGCGAACATCGATAGGACGGCCAATCTCGAACAGTTCGTAATTGGGAATGCCCAGCTTCGCGCCAATCTGGGTGTAGTGGTCAATGTCGAGGTTGCCGAATTGCAGGTAATAGGCGGCGGACTCCGCAAGGGCCTTGGCGAGCACCACTTCGCCTTGCTGATCCACAGACTCATTCGACGCCTCGAAATACACGAAGCGGTTATCCCCCTCCGTCACCGGAGTAGCTTTCAGCAGGTCCGACACTGACAGGAACGCGGGAACGCGATCCAGCAGCGAAACCTCATCATCAGGGGCCAGCGTCAAATTCATGCTCGCATTCTTTTGTCACGACTACCTTGAGGCAAAAGGAATGCTGAATCGACAACCAGAGCTATTTTTATGTAGACATTGCTTTACCCGTTAGGTAAAACGGCCCCGAAACCAAGGAGACAATCAAATGGCCAATACCACAACGGGAAAGTTCGATAGCAAGGCTGAACTCGACGCTACCGTCTTGCTTTGCCATAAGTACGGCGACTCCATCAGTCAGATCGCGCTTGATTGCGGGATCAGCCGCCGCACCGTGCGTCGAATCGTGGACGCTATGACCGACCTTAGCGCAAAGGCTAGAAGCGCCAGCAACAACGAAATCGAGGCCGAGGCTTTCAGCCCTGCGATGGTCGATTTGGCCACGCCGCGCCGCGATGAGCCGATCATGCCCGAGGATGATTCCGGTTTTTCCGCCTGCACGGAATGCGCCGCCCCGCTTCCGACCCTTGGCCGGGTCTTCAAATACAAGGTTCTGCCCTTGGTGATCCTCGCCGGCTCGCTTGTGCTTCTCGCCCTTTGCGCCGAACCGATCATTCAGGCGACCCACACCCTTAGCGCCAGCAACACGGAGAGCGGCAAGTGATCGAACAGAAAAATGCGGCAAGCCTTGAAGGCGTTGAATGGCCTTTGGCGGGGTATGCGCCGGGGGGCTATACGGGGGTTTGCGGCTCTTGCTCGGAGCACATGTTCGGCGTGTCCAAGTATGCAGCGCAGTGCTTGGCTTGCGCCATCAAAACCAGCAAAAAGTCTGCCGACAAGCTGGCCGACCGTGTCATTGAGGCAGAGCAGAGCCTTCGCCACGAAAGCGCGGCTATGGCGCAGTTGATCGAGAAGGCCGAGTTTGACTTGCTGGACAAGTTTGCGGCGGCGGCCTTGACCGGGCTTATCGCGCAAACCGATAGGTCTATGCCTTCCGATGTTTTTGCACGACAGGCATACCAAACTGCCACTTCCATGATGGTCGAGCGCGCCAAACAACGCCAGAAGGTCGGGGCATGGAATTGCGATCCCAATGCAGAGCGAGACGCGATTGAACTCATGACCGAATGCGCCACCACCTTTCGGAACTACGAGGCCCTGCACCGGGCCAAAGATACGGCAGATGGTGCAGCCAAGGCCAGTCGGAATGCCGTTATAGCCGAAAAGATCGAAGCCCTCTTGCGGAGGATCAACGCATCATGAGTGCAACGCAACGCGTCGTTGGGCGCCAGCCCACCGGCAAGCCATATCGGGTTTCGAGCGATAGCGTTTGGCCGCTTCGCCGCGCTGACGGAAAGACTTGGGCGGAAGCTAAAGATATGACTGCCACCCTCCAAGGAGAACGCCAATGACCATGGGCAAGGATGCTATTGCCGCGCAAGTGTGCGCGAACCTCTCCAACCTTGCCCATGCGAAGGAGGGAGGGGTTGCCTATTGGGAAGCTGGCGACTTCACCCCCGGCAATCCATCCATGCGCGAAGCCTTCCGGGCTTTCGTGATGGAGGTAAGTGAGGCCGTCGAGCAATACGAGAAGGAGTTGAACGGCGGTGCTGGCAACTTCTCGAAGCTACGCAAGTTCATCCTTGGCAGCGAGCCGGTCACGCCGGTCGATCATCTTGCCGAAGCGCTGATGCGCCAGAACCTTTTCAAGCCGCACCAGCTTCGCGATGCGCGAGAAGCCGCGTTCGACCTGATCGAGAGCCTTACCGGCAGCGGCGTCACCGTCAAATTGAAGGGGAAAGGCCCAGACCATGACTGACGCCACCGCAATACATGACGCGCTAATGATTGAACTGGCGTTCTGCCGTTATGTTGATTTATCAGTATCAGAAACAGCCAAACGCATCGAGGCTCTTATAGCCCGCAAGCATGTCTTTTGGGGCGCTGGTGAAGCTGGTTGCCCACGTGAAATTAAGGCAGGTAACGGCGAGATCCACACCTTGAAATGCAAAGTTTGCGGCGCGGAAAACCCTCGCTCTGGAAGAATTTGTTTCGGAGGCACTAACCATGACTGATTACAGCGAACTGGTGGGGCGGTTGTGCCGGGAGCGCAATACACTATCGCGTGAAGCCGTCACCGCCATCGAAAACCTGACCCGCAAACTGGCGGAGGCGGTGGCGGAAAAAGACCGCATCGGCATGTTGTTGCTCGAAAAGGCGGACACTCATGCGCGGGAAATTGTAAGGCTTGAAGTTGAGGCTGACACCCTCCGCGCCCAACTCACCGCCACCAAGGCGAGGCTGGCAGAGGCGGTGGAAGCTGTGAATTTTCTCATGGAAATGAGCGAGCCGCCAGATCGCAATTACTCCTGTCATGTCGCGCCGCCGTGCGGCTGGTGCGAAGAGTATGCAGGGATCGCCGAAGCCCGCGAGTATGCCGCAGCCTTCCTCGCCAAGCAGGAGGTCGGCCATGGTTGATTCCCCTTCGCTCAAGATTGTGCAGATCGTCATGCAGGTTGACGGCGGCGATTATTTCGGAGTCTCCCTTCCGCAAGTTCGCATGGACATGCTGATTGGCTATATCCATGCCCTTTCGGATGGTCCGATCAATCTATTTAGGCTCCCCGGCGTAAAGATGGTGCCTCTTGGCGAATTGGAGGCCGGCCATGGTTGAGGTTACACCTAAAATGCGGGCAGACGCCGAAGCTCTAGCCGACCGGATTTGCGGCTGCGCTAACCGCGAGCAGCACCGCGCCGATGTGAAAGCTATCTTGGGAGTCATGGCTAAACACCAAGAGGCCGCTATCAGGGCGGCGATTGAGGTGTGTGCAGTTACTGCTGGTGGCTCTTACCACGGGCCGGATGCCGTCGAACGTATCCGCGATCTCTCTGTCGAGCAGATCATGAAGGGGATGGGGGAATGACGCGCTGGAACCCGAAACTTCCGCTACTGGAGCGGCTGCGGGCAACGCATATTGAAACAACCGTCTACGAGGACACCGTTGGGTTCCTTGGTCGGGAAGGTGGAACGTATAGCCAAGAAGTTGATGCAAACACCGATGGCCGCGAGGCAGCTGAAATGATCGAAGGATTAATGCGATACGTCGAGCACGATACTGGGTGCGATGCAAACGATCTGGATTATCTCGATCATTCGCCCTGCACTTGCGGTCTACGGAAATTTTATAATCCGAAAGGGGCCAGCCAATGACTGAGACAACCAACGACTGGTGGGCAGGCACCAGCGAAGAATACATGAACATAGGCGGCCCATTTGCCACCCGCGAGGATGCCATCAAGGAAGGCCGTCACGATCAAGGCGGTGATCCGTTTTGCATCGTGCGCGCAGGATTGCACGAATGGCAGGCTCCTGATGCGGATGCGGTAATAGACCAATGGATCGATAGCTGTGATGAACTTTGGTACGAAGACGGGTTTCCCGGTTTCGTTGGGCCAAACGAAAAAGAGCGCGTGAAAACTGCCACAGATGACTTGCAGGCAGTTCTCTCCGACTGGTTTCAGCGCCATCGCGATCTACTGCCGACGCCAACTGCGTTAGCATACAGCACGACGCCGGAGTGGGTTGACCAGCCCACCGTTGAAGAGGAACCCAGCCAATGACCTCGCTGCCAGAAGGTTTTGTGCCGCATGATGGCGGTCCGTGCCCAGTACCACTGGATCAGGAGGTAACGGTCTTGTACGCAGATGGCGGTTGGAGCGCGGCGGAAGCCGGTTTCTGGACGGGATGGGAAGAAAACGACCAAATGAATTCGTGGTCGTGGGAGTGCGATCCTTATAACCGCATCATCGCCTACCGCCCCACCCAACAGGAGCCGAAGTCATGACCATCACGATACCCACATGTTTTCTTTACATTCTAGCTGGTGTGCTGGGCTTGGGCGTTCTCGCGCTGGCAGTCTTTGGCGTGTTTTTCATCATCATGATGTGGGATTTTAGGGGGTGGAGATGACCGCCATGAGCAATAACACCACAACGCCGGAGTCGGTTGAGAAGGTGGCGCGGGCGATTGATGCAGCATCCAAAAACGCCAGACTTGGGCAGGATTGGAGGTGGTTCATTCCCGAAGCCCAAGCCGCCATCGCAGCCCTTGCTGACCACCAGAGTGCACCGGTTGAGAAGGTGACCTGTGTCGCCTGTGAAGGTCACCCTGCACTCGAAAACAATCCCTGCGCTGTTTGCGGGGCATCGCGCGAGGCAGCAGCAACGCACCTCAAGCGCGCAGTCGAGGCAGAAGAAAAGCTGGCCGTGGCGCGGGAGGCTTTGAAGCGGATCACAGCGACATACAACGCGTGGAACGCCGGAATTATCGCCGGGCAAACCCTCGCCCAGATCGGGAGCGCCGATGACTAACGCGACTCGCCTGCCGCGTCAGCCGCAAATCCATGCCCTGCTTCGGCTGGTTGTCCTTGGCACCAGCCTAGCGTCGAAAAACGACGCATCATTTGTGGCGCTGGCCAAGCGCGGCCTTGTCGAGCGCCACAACTCCCGCTGGCGCATGACGCCAGCCGGCGAGGCGTTGGCCCGTCGATATTCCAATTGACCGATCATTTGCATAAATGGGGATTTTTATAGGGGGAGGCAATTAGCCCACCTCCCTCTTGAGTTGGAACATACCTGTTGACAGAATGAACCTACAAATCTAGCACAGTTAAACACATGGCAAGGAGAGCAGATGTGTTTACCATCGAAAGCAATATTGAAATTCCCATTCCGCGTCTTAAGTACCCCTTTCCCGACATGAAGGTCGGTGACAGCTTCTTTTGTCAGGATAAACGGGTGAAAAACGCATCAGCGCAATTCGGCAATAGGCACGGCATGAAGTTCACCATCCGCGTCGTCGAAGGCGGATACCGGCTCTGGCGCGTAGCCTGAAACTCGAAATCACGGCTTATGGCCGAGGGTTTGAACGGAAAGGGTCGGCCATCAGGTCGGCCCTTTTTGCGCCCTACCAAATCAAACGAGACGAGGGAAATGGCAAGAAGGCAAAAGAACGCTAGTTGCCGCAAGTGCAATGGCTCCATATCCTACGGCAGCAAAAGCGGACTTTGCCGGCCATGCTCAAAGACCGATCCTGAAATTCAGGCCCGTCGCACAGCCGGAATCCAAAAGACTTATGACACCAACCCGGCGCACAAGGAGCGCCAAAGGGAACGGCTTGCCGCATTGAATCGCACACCCGAAAGGCGCGCTGCGTCCGCGATCACAGCCAAGGAACTGCGCCTTTGGGAAATCGGCGTCCCCAAGTCCCTCGCGCCAGATGTGCGGAAGAAGCAGGCAGCGACTCGTGTTGAGAACAGGCTGGCCCATATCCCGCGCGAATACCGAGAAATGTATAAAGACCTCATGAGGAAGCAGGGAGCCGCCGAAGCATCACGCTTGATTCAAGAGCATCACGAAGCGAAGATGGCCAAGTTCACCGCCAGCCTAAAGGAGCAAAGCCGTGCCACAAAAGAACGCCAAAACTGAAAGGAACCACGAAATCCTGTTGGAATACAACGCCGGATCGACCTTGAAGGAACTGGCGGCGAAGCATGGCGTTTCACTGAATCGAATCAGCAAGATACTCAAGAGGGAGACGCAGAAGACGGCGTTGCCGAAGCGGGTTCAGCAGAGATTCAGCACCGGGCGTCCGGTGTTTTATGCCGAAGACCCCATCGCAAGGGCCGAATACATTCGGCTGCGCCCGCGCTACCCGGCCAAGGTCGTCCACGAAATCGTGCGCCTCAACATGCGCGACCGCGCCCAGCAATCATCGGCCTGAAAGGGCCGTAGAGAGCCAGCCCCGTTCCATCAAGGCGCGCTGGTAATCCGCAGCCTTGACATCATCCATAAACACCTCGCCCGGATTCAGTCCAGCAATGCGCCCCTGCGCCCCACCCATGGCCTCGGAGCAGGCAGAGCGCAGCTTATCCCCATGAGCGAGTGCGCGGCGCGTGTGAGCCGCGTTCTCGCCCAGCAGGCGGCGGATACCGTCCTCGTTCATGCCGAGGCGTTCAGTTCATCGCGCAGCGCGAAGAACGCTTCTTGCTGGTCCGGGTCATTGGCCAGCGCATAGAGGCGCTGTATCTTTTCCATCCTCACCGGGTCCACAGTCGCGTCGACCGGCTGCGCCACCAGTTCATCGGCGGTATTTTCCGGCTCCACCGGATCAGTTGCTTCAACCACCTTTTGTCGTGCCATTTTCATTCCCCTTAGAAAAGCGATGCCTGTTGTTTCGACTGCCCGAATCCAGCCTGCTTTAGCGCATAAGCAAGGGGCGTGTCATCAAGCCCATCGAGCGGCGAGGTGAGAAGTTCGCGCAGGTCGTATTTGTTCGCCAGCCGGCGCCGGGCGCGCGCATCGGATGGATGATCCGAAACGAGGTCGATCAATTCCAGCGCGTTCTTTTGCCCGATGCGGTTGATGCGGCCCGCCCTTTGAGCGTGAACCATCGCGGTATCGGGCGTGTCGTATTGCACCAGCCATCGGCCAGATTGCAGGTTCGCGCCAGTCGCGCCAGCATCAGAGCAGACGATAATGTCGGCCTTGGCTTCACCCTTATCCGGGTTGAACGCGCGGATCTTGTCGGCCTTATCGCCAGACGAGTCCTTGCCGGTGAGCGTCGTCACCCGATGGCCATCCGCTTCCAGCCGCTTGCGGATTGCTTCAACAGCTTCCAGCGAGTGCGCGAACACCACGCCGGGCTTGCCCTTGCGCGCCGCCGCCGCCTCGGCAACGTGCGACAGCTTTGCCGCCGCCGGATGCGCGTCGAGAATGCGCCGGTAGGCCGATTGCTTGATAATGCCGACCGAATCCGCGACCTTGCGCGCGATGGCTTCATGCTGGCCTTCATCGGCGCCCTCGAATAGGTGAGGCGACAGAGCCTTAGCCGCGTCCACATCGACCTTGCCCGTCATCTTGGCGATACGGAGCGCCGCCGCCTGCTTTTCCAGCGTTGCCAGAGCGGCTTGTTGAGCATCAGACGGCTTGATCGACACCTCGGAACGATCCACCTTCACATCAGGCGAGAGCGAGAACGAAAATTGATGGCGTGCCAGTTCACGTTGCAGGCCCTCCTTCGCCGCCAGCGTGTCGCCGCCATAGCGCCGCATGAACGCGCCCCGGTCGTTATACCGGGCCGGGTCCATCTTTTGCAGCAGCGAAAAGGCTTCGGAGGCGTCATTCTTCACCGGGTCGCCGGAGGCATGGACGTAATAGGGAGCATTGGCCGTCACGCCGCCGATCACGTTCGACATGCGCGAGTCTTCCTTGCCTTCCCGGTCCAGCAGGTTGTGGGCCTCATCCGCCGCCGTGAAGTCGAAGGCCACGCCGTGATGATCCAGCACCGACTTGACGAACTTAGCCTGCCCGGCATCATCCATGCCCGCCAGCGCGTCGGCCACCGCCTCGGGCGACTTCCCCATACCCGCGTCAACCGCCATGCGAAGCACATCGTCACGAAACGACTGGTGCGTCACCACCGAAAAATGGGTGTCCGGGTCTTTGTACGCGGCCAGCCGCTCTTGATACGACGCGCCCGGTTCAGCGTGCCATTTGAACTTGCCGGGTTCGAGGAAGCGCAGCGCCTCCGCGCCGAACTGCCCCTGCACAATGGACGGCACGACAAACAAGCCCTTCTTGGCCTGCCCCTTGGAGTGCAGGTCTGAGAACGCGCCCATCATCATCCCGGTCTTGCCACTACCGACCCCCGCCGCGAGGATCACGCGCTTGTTCTGCCCGATCATCTTGATCGCGCGCTGACGGTTCACGCCCTTGCCGGACATAGACGGGTTGAACAGCTTCACCGGCTGGCCCGGCTTGAACTGCCCCCCGACCACACCCATCATCTTGCCGATCATGTTTTCGGCGGCATGGCCGATGGTGCGGCGCTCATCCCCGCCCAGAGGCTTCTCGCCCCCTTCCCCGCCGAACAGATCATCGGAGGCGAAGAATCCCATTTGTGCCTGATTGAACGCGGCCTCATAAGCCTTGGTAGCCTCGATCTTGTCCGCGACAGACCCACCCGCATATTTGCCCTTGATGCGCGCGCGCAGGCCGTCAATGAGGCTTCGCTCCATCGACAGGCGCTTTTCCCGCTCCACCGGGTCCGTGGCCGACAGATGGTTGAGGTTGTTCCGCACAACGGTTGTGCCGACCTTGAGCGCGGCATTCGGGCGAAGCGTGTTGTGATGCTTGGCGAAGTTTTCCGAGACGCGCGAGCGGATCAGGTCTTGCACGGTTTCCAGCGCCCGGACATTGCCACGCAGCATCTTGCTATAGCGGTTCCAGTCGAGGGAGGCGTCATTGACCTTGCCCTGCGCTGCGTCGTATTCGGCTTTCCAATCGTTCCACGCCGGGTTGGCTGTGGTGTCCCCGAACATATCGGTCGTGAACTTTTCCGGCTCCTGCTCGGCCAGCTTTTCGGCGTGCGCGCGCAATTCGGCCTGTTCAGGCGATTCCTTGGCAATGTTTCGATAGAACCAATCGCGCAGCGCGTGCCGGTCCTTGGGCGACAGTTCCCCAATCGGCTTATAAGCCAGCGTCCCAGCCGGTTCATCGGACAGAGCGCGGTGCAGCGCCTCTTGTGCGATGGCATCCGGCTCGAAGGATTGCTTGTTCAGCGTCGAGCGCGTGCCGCCCCACTTGGATTGCACAAACTCATCGGCATACCCGTCGAACACCGGGGCCAGTTCTTCAACGCGCGTGAGGCTCTTGCCGTTCTTGGTCGGGATCACCGCATTCAGCGCGGCCATGTATTCCTTGGCGCGCCCCGGCCCGACCTTTTGGAAAAAGGATGCAGACTGCACATCGGACAGCACATCAGCCGCCCGGTCGCCATCGGCGGTGCGAGAGCCGATATAGGCGCGCAGAGAAGCCGCCAGATCGGGCGCAGAGGCGTCAAACGGCACGGACAGGCCCGGAGCCACACCCGGTTTCAGATCAAGCCCCAGATCGGGCCTACGGGCGAATCCAGCGGGAAGCCAATCATCTTCGTCCTGATCGCCTTGCATGATGCCGAGGTTGCGGTTCACCCGCTCAAGGTTTTCCTTGTCCACCGGGGCGGCCAGCTTGGCCATGCCATCCGCATTGACCTTGGCGAAAACATTCCCGTCGATGCGCTCAATCGAGTAATCATCATCGGTCAAGCCGATGGCCCAAAGCTGCTTGATGGCCGACTCAAGAGGCGTTCGCCCGAGAGACACCTCAAGGCCATCGCGCGGGCCAGCTTCCAGCGCCGCGATAAGCGAGGCATTCGCCTCCATATGGCCGAGGGTTTGCCCCAGCACCTTGCGCGCGTCGGCCAGATATTCGAGCCGCTTGCGGTTCAGGGCCGATGCGACAGCCAAGTCAGCGGTCGAGTTGGCCTCGTCCACTTCGATCTTCGCCGCCTCATCCTGCAATTCCTTGGCCTGATCGAGCGCCGCCTTCTGATCCTCCGGCGCGCTGGCCACATGATATTCAGCAAGCCCAGCCGCTACCTTCTGCGCGTCGCCCCCGTATTCCGCGTGCAGCCGGTTTGCCACCACTTGCGCGGCGCCGGCCACCCCAAGCACATCAACGACAGACCGATCAATCAGCGAAGCGCCACCAGTGATTTGCGAGAGCGCGTTGATCGCGTTGTAAGCCCCGGCGCTGATATGCGGCTGGACCTCGTTTTCACCGCCAGCCCCTTCCACGCCAGCCAGAAACGCCGCCGCGCGCGCCGTCCGCAGATCATCAACCACCTGCGCCGCCACTTCATCATCGCCAGTTTCCGAGACTTTCAGAACATAGGCCTTCGGCTCGACAGTCGAGGCATCCACCTCCGCATTCGCCTCCCGCGCCGCCTTTTCCAGCGCAAGAAGCTGCTTGCGCGCCTTGATAAGCGCCACCGCCTTCTTGGCATCCGCAATCGAGACTTGCAGGTCAGGCTTTGGCAGCGCCTTGGCTACCTCCTTGCGGATCGCCTCGGCCACCTTCCCGCGCTCCAATGCCTTCGCCGGGTCCGGGGCTTCCCCCGCCTCCTGCGCCTGCACCTTGGCCTGTTCAGAATCCAGCTTTTCAGGCGTCAGGCCGTTCGCCTCCGCCCGCGCCTTGAAATCAGGCGAAACCCCCGACGAATCAGGAATGCGAACAGGGTCCAAATCCTGCACCGACAGTTCAGACATAGGCGCATCGAGCGGGACCGTTCCCAGCCCAGCCGCGAGCCGCTTGTCTAAATCAGTCACAAGGATCTTGCGCTGCGTCTCAATCGCCGCCTTGGCTTTTGCCAACAAATCAGCGTGATGCGCCGCTTCCGCCTTTTTTACCGCCGTTTCCGAAAGGCCGTTCGTCTGCATTTTCAGATCATCATCACCCCACCCCATAGCCTCGGCCACGGTTTTGATGAATGCTTTCTGCGCTTCGGTACGCTGCTTGCGGATGGCATCGCGGGCTTCGGCCTTGGCTTTGTCGATTCCAAGCTCCTTGTCCTTTCGGGCTTGCTCCTTCTTGGAGACGCGCCTTGCCTTTGCGCGCGCGCCGAACTCGGCCTTGTAATCCGCCTCGGACTTCACTCCGCGCAGCTTCATCATGTTGAGTTTGCCGCCCGCGCCGCCGATCACGCGGAAGGTGCCGGATTTGTCGCCAGCGGGCACGACGAGGATGGGCTGTCCCTTGCTTCCCTCCCCGTTGGGGTGGACCGTGATCCAGCGCGCGTCGGCGGGGATGGGGCCGTGATCCGCTTTGAGCAGATCGCCGCCAATTCCCAGCAGGGTTACGGCGACGTCGAAGGAGGTAACGGCAACAATAGGTTCGTTACCCCCGCCCGAGTTACCCCCCAGAGCGTTATCCCCGTTACCCCCATGCCGGTAGATGAACGACTTGAAGGTGGCCCGGCCATCACCATCTTCATCGGCCACCATAGAGCCGGTGGCGTCGGGCGAGAGCAGGTCGAAGTCCTCGGGCTGTTCCGCCACATAGACACGCACCCTATCGGGGTGAATGTTGACGGTGGCGTAGCCCCTTACTTCCCCCTCGGTTCCGATCACCGGGCGGTGAAACGCGAGTGAATTGTCACGCTTTACCGCATAGGTGGGGTTTTCGAGAACAGGGCGGATCAGGCCGATCAGGGACAGGCCAACGTCCGGCATTTCAATGCGCTCCGGGGCAATCTCCACTTCCCCCAGAGGCGTTGATACCGAGGCGTTTGGGAACTGGCCTTCCCAGCCTTCGCGGTCGAAGGGAACATATCGCCACTCACAGCCCGAACTTGCGAGCGCGGCAGAGACAGAATTGGAGCCGACTGGCTCCATTGTTACCGGGCACTGATCCATGCCCGTAAGGTGCAGTCACGACCAAGCCGGGGGAAGTTAAACTTCACCTCCACCGATCAGATAGCGCGCCGGGATTTCCCCGCGATCCAGCATTTCCATGAGGATCGAGGCGGGGCCGCTAATCTCCCGCGTCCCGTTCTCCCAATGCCGAACGGTGCGGCTATCAGACAGGCCCAGCATTGCGGCGAGTTTGGACTGCGAAAACCCGGCCTTCTTGCGAATTGCGGCGATAGTGGCAGGCGTCATCGTGCAGCCTCCATGTGCTTGGGTTGCGGGTGGCCGAACGCCCAGCCCACGAGGGGCGGCGTGATGGCCATGAGGACAACGCAGGCGAGGCCGAACCATTCGTCGCGCGTCATACGGCGGGGGCCGGTCACAGCACCGCCCCCTTGGCTTTGGCGATGGCGGCGAGCGCATTGGCCAGATTAGCGCGCATGGTGGATTGCGCTGGCGCATCCTGCGCGGCGATGGCATAGGCGACGCTTTGCAAAAGCGCCTCACAAGCCGCCAGCAAGTCGGGCGCGGCGGCGATTAGGCGGGCGTTGGCCTCGGCCTCGTCGACCCGGATACCGGTCATCGCCCCGCAATGAGCGCGGGCCACGTTACGACGCGCGGACATAATTTCTGTTTCATTGCCGGCGTTGAGCCGCCAAGGCCCCGGCGTGTGCTTCATGTTTTCCATTGACTCTTTCCCTTGTTGTGTGGACCGCGCCGCGAAAGCGCGGGCGCTGTCGGATCATTTGGCTATTTGAGCGCGGGCGGCGGCCACGGCGACCGTCAAGGCCTTGGTGAAGGCATCTACATTCAGGGCGCGAACCTCGTGGTCATGCAGGTTCGCCACCATGTCGCAGACAAGGCAATCAGCGCCGGCAGTGACCTGATTGAAGCCGCACACCTCGCATTCGGCTTCATGCTTCCCCAAGCCGCATTCGCAGTCATCTTGGGGAAACGGATCGTCGATGGTGGGGCGGCGGTGCGAGGCAATGACACCCTCGCCATCACACATGGAGCAGCACTTGACGACGCCAAAAGCATTCCAAGGCGCTGGCGTGTGGGTGATGTTGGTCATGGCTCAATCCTCATCGCCTTCGCCGTTGTCGATAGCCACCTGCGCCATCATCTCGTCATAATCCGCATCGGTCATGGCCTCGCAGTGACAGGGCATACGCAGGTGATTGACGATCTGCGTGTAGATGGCGTCGCAAGCGGCATCCTCACTGTCGGCGTTATAAGCCGTGAAGATGGTGGGTTCCCACGAGCGATTGGCCACTTGCTGCCGGCCCCACGCGGTGTAGTAGCCGGGTTCCCCCATGCGAATGACCCATTCGCAGCTATCGCTGGTCATGATGGCATCGGCGGCTTCCGCGAGAGTAACGCCGCGTTCGAGGACGGAGCCGTCAGTATCGAGGATGGTGTAAGTGGTCATTTCGATCTTCCTTCGTGAGGCGGTGCATCGCACCTTGTAGCGCCCTTTTAGGAACATCGTTCCTACATTGCAAGCGCAATTTCGCAGGCGGCGCATTTTTTTCAAAATGAGAATTGGCGGGCGGGGTGGGATTCAAACCCACGGTGGACGTAAGCCCACGGCGGTTTTCAAGACCGCTACCTTAAATCACTCGGCCACCCGCCCGATCATCCTTGAGAAAAAGCCCCCGGCTGTGACACCGAGGGCTTCCGCGACCCAAGGAGAGGGACTGTCTGACGACAGAAACAGCTATGCCCTATCGGCGGCCCTCGTGCAAGCCCTTAAATCCCTTCGCGTCGGCAATTCCAGATCAAACCATGATGTAATCCGGGCCGACCACCATGTAATGACCGTTGCCTTCGATGGCGCGCTTAACATGGCCAGCGGCAATCAATCGGTCGAGCGCGGCGCGTGCAGCGGCCTTCCCTTCCTTGGTCTTGGGCAGGCCCGCCGCCTGCCGGATGCTGGCTATCCCATGCCAGCACGGCCCGTCATCATGTAACTCGCGCTTGCGAAGGCGGCGAAGGTGAAGGCTGATTTTCAGATCAAGTTCAAGCATGAGGCTTCTCGATTCGCAGCATGACCGTGTTGACGTTGGTCCCGGCGTGCGCGAACGAGCGCTCGGGCAGCGTGTACCAGTTGGGGGAGGCCCACTTGCCGCGCGCCTGCTTAATCAGGTCGTGGAGCGCCTTATGCCGCCCATCGGTCGCATATTCGGCGCGGGCCGACATGACAGCAACCAGCGTCCCGCCCGGCTTGAGGAACTTGTATGCCTGCATCACATGGTCGCAATCGCGGCCTCGATCAAAGGGCGGATTCATCACGATCCGGTCATAGACCGGCGTTGGAGACACATCGAAGAAGTCGGCCCGGCGCACAGAATGCCCCTTACTTTCCAACACGGCGGCCCATTGCTCCTGCACCTCAACGCAATGCACGGTTGCGCCCTTTTCGCGCGCCGCGTCGGCCAGAACCCCGGAGCCAGCGGACGGCTCAAGCACCAGATCGCCCTTACGGATGCAGGCCAGATCAATCACGCGGTCGGCTACTTCCTGCGACGAGAAGAACGCGCCGAAATTCTTTGCCGGGGTGGCGTGCGGACGCGGCGCGGATTCATAATCCGGCCCTTCCCCCATATCACCCTCAAGCGGCTTGTAATATTCCAGCAGCAGCGCGTTCACCTGCGCGAGCAGATCCTTGCGCTTGAACCACAGGTGGATATTGCCGTTGCCGAACACGCGGACCCGAAAATAGTCGGTTTCCATGACGAACGGCGTCGGGGTCTTGTTGACCAGCAGCCACGAGACACGCTTGACCACGCCCCAATCGCGCATGTCGGGCACCCAATGGCGTCGGCGCTCATAATTCGCGTGCAGATCGTTCGAGAGGGGCAGCTTGCCATCTAGTTCACGGAACGTGCGCTCAACATCATGCAGCGAGTCGCGCCGGTTATAGTCGTGCCACCACCCGTCGATGTTCAGCGCATTCTCGATAATCAGCCGATTGCCGATGGCGAAGGCATCATGCGAGCGAAAGCGCCGGTCCATCGCCATGAAAATATTGGCAATGCCGCGCAGATAGATTTCGCGGCGCTTTAGCCAAATATCTCCAAACGTGGCCGCGCAGTTATCGACCGAGAACAACGGCGGCGTCCCATTGAGGCTTTGCCGGAACTCTTCGCGCGCCTGCCGGTCGAGCAGTTGGTCAAAGCCAAGCTGCGTCATGAGGCCCTGCCAGCAGCGCCGATCCACTTCCTCCGCGACGATGCGAACAAAGTCTTCACGCTTGCCACTGGCAAACGCTTGCGCCAGATCGCCGTTGTCATAGCGGCTACTGGACGGCACATGAAACGAGATATTCCCGCCGATGGAGCAGCCAGCCGCTTCCTTGGCGGTGGCGTGAAAGTCGTCGAACGCCTTCATCCAGAGGCCCACCGACTTGTTGCGCCCGGCCACCAGATCATCAATGTTGGCCAGCGTGGCGAGTGCGGTTGATTCGGTCATCAGTCTTTCCTTGTTTCAACCGGATCAAGCCACATAGCAATGTAGATCGAGCCATCACTTTCGCGCGCGGTAACGGAATAGCCGGGCCTACTGCGCCAACCAGCGAAGTGAAGGCGTGCCAGTTCCCACGCAAGCGCGAGAGGTGTTATACGGTCCTTCACGCCTTCTCCCCGCATTCAAATGCGATGGCATTCATGACAGCTTCTGCGTCTGCGCGAAGAGCGTCGGAAGCGGCAACGTTGGCATAGCATTTTTCAGCCATATCAGGATGCTCTTCGGCCATCTTACGCATATCCCGCGCCACATTCCGGCAGCGAACGATCCAGCCAATCAGCGCAATTTCAATGGTGGCGATTTCCTTGGCGTTGAAAGTGGCCATATCTCTTATCCTTGCTTGCAAAGGGCATCGGTGACGGCAAACATGCCGTGAAACTGTTCCTTCATCCGCTGGAACATTGGGTTTGAATCATTGGCGTTGGGCGAGCCGTCCGCATTCCAGAAGAACGGGTCGGCCTCGCAATCACACCCCACCTGCGCCAGTTGATGCGCGGAGCAGGTGCAGACAGGGCGAGTTTTGCGGCTCATGGATTAATACTCCATGCTGGGAAATTCGCGGCGGCTGGAAAACGTGGCTTCGTATTCGGCAGCATTTACGTGGGCAAGCCACTGGTCAGCGGTGAAGATTTCAACGCCGGGCCTTGCCGCGCAGGCAGCGTTTTCAACCACCTTGCGCGACCACGTTTCAAGAACGGCTTCACCATCCTTGGCGATGATCCAAGAGTTGCAGTTATGAGGGAGTTCGGGAACAGTGAGCATTTCGCGGTCCTTGCCTAGAGAGGGGCATCGCCCTTGCCCCTCCAATAAGACAATCTACACATCACCGCAACAGGAAAGTTTACCCATAAGGTATGAAAATGCCGCGCGATCCAATATGGAAAGCGCGGCATTTCTTTTCCCGGTCAGCGGATCATGGACTAATTTCCCACCGAATGAATTAGCCCTCCGTCAGAACAGCGGAGCGCATACGGATAAACTGGATCAACAAGGCATATTCCTGCCCGATCCTGCTATCGCCGTGAGTTTTTTGGACAGCCGCCTCGAACTGGTCAAGCGTCCCCTTAAAACAGCCGCGCGAGACAACAATCGAGCCGTCTTCTTCGCGCCACCATGTCAACATGCCGGCTTCGGAACCGACCTGAACGAAAGCACCGTAGTCCGCAGAGGACTTGATGGTGCCGCCCTCAATGGTGCCGCCCCTGATGGTGCCGCCCCAGATGGTGCCGCCCCTGATGGTGCCGCCCTCAATGGTGCCGCCCTCAATGGTGCCGCCCTCAATGGTGCCGCCCCAGATGGTGCCGCCCCTGATGGTGCCGCCCCAGATGGTGCCGCCCCAGATGGTGCCGCCCTCAATGGTGCCGCCCTCAATGGTGCCGCCCTCAATGGTGCCGCCCCCAATGGTGCCCCCCCCAATGGT